GAACTGGCAAAGGATAGCGACTGTGATGTCCGCAGTTATGCGGCAGGGAATCCCGCCACACCCGCCGATGTGCTCACAGAACTGGCAAAGGATAGCGACTGTGATGTCCGCATTAGTGTGGCAGGGAATCCCAACACTCCCGTCGATGTGCTCACAGAACTGGCAAAGGACAGCGACTGTATTGTCCGCAGTTATGCGGCAAGAAATCCCAACAAGCCCGATTACGAAGCGGAAGAACTTCAATTTACGGTAAAAGATACCTATGTGTCAGTACAAGGTACTACTCATATCTGGTATAAACACAACTATCCCAATGTTGCTCCATTTTATACATGTGGCTGTTTTTATGGATCACGAGAGCAATTGTTAATGAGAATTTACACTACTGATAATCAAGGTAGAGCGGCTGAGCGAATGAGAATATTGAATGCTCTCGACGAGAAGTTCAAAGAAGTTTTTAACCGATAAAAATTAAATGATGAAACGCAGACATAATTTCAACAGAGGACTAAGAATGGACTTGGCATGCGATAATGATTCATTCAGACCTGTATTTTCATATATCCATTTTAAAGATGGTTGCGCTTATGCATGCGATACACATATCTTGGTAAAAAACAAGCTATCCGAATGTTCCACATTCACCGATGAAGAAATAGAAAAACTCGATGGCAAGTTTATAGGCTCAAAAGCCTACAAGTCTATCCTCTCTTACGATATGGTACAAGTTACGGACATGGGGTTTGAATGTATATTGTATGACAATCAAAAAGTTATATACCCATTCTCCGAAGTCTATAAATACCCTGAAATGGAGAATGTAATTTCAGAACATCTAAAAGAGAGCACAGAGGGAATCACAAAGTTACGGATAGATCCTTCGTTCCTCTCCAAGATTGAAAAAGCTCTATTCAATTTTGATGACGCATATATGCAGCTTTCGGAAGGCAATAAATCTTTGCTCGTTAAAAGCGACGACAGCGATAGTATCGGAATCATTATGCTAAAATTAATATAGATTAAATACGAATCATTATGCTAAAATTAATATAAATTAAATACGAATCATTATGTTTTACGAAATCAAACTGAAAGTCGATAAAGATAACGGCAAAGGAGAGATGAAAGAAGTCGTCGAACACTTCATCACCTATGTAGGATTATTTGCCGAGGCCGAAGCCAACGGACTGGAACAATACAACGGAAATTGCGATGTAATCTCTATCACCCGCTCTAATGTCGTCGAGATAGTCAACGAGAAGGAAGAAGGCAAGCCCTTCTACAAAGCCACATTGATAGACATATTCATCGATGGCAACGGCGATGAAAAGGAAACGAAGTACTACAACCTCGTCTGCGCCAAAGACATCACCGAAGCCAACCGCCTCATGCAAGAACACATGAGACAAGGTCTTAACGACATGCGGCTCGATGCGATTCAAAAGACAAAAATCATAGACCTGATATAGGAGAATAATGTGAGACATTCCCCGCAAGCCGATCCGGTACGTGGTCGAGCACCATACGGTAGTAGGAACTGCGGGGAGAAATAAGCCATAAGTGTTTTAGGTGGTATCGGCAGTGGTTCAAACGGGAGAGCGGTATAAGTCGAGTATAAGGAGCGAATATACAGTTGCGGGTTCGAGTCCCGCCTGCCGAACAAAAAGAGAAAGATATGCAATTAAAAGTCTTTACAGCATTCAGCGGATATGACAGCCAGTGCATGGCACTCGACCGGCTCGGAATCGGTTACGATCTGGTCGGCTGGTCGGAAATCGACAAGTACGCCATACAAGCCCATAACGCCGTATATCCTCAATACCGAGACAGGAACTTCGGGGATATATGCCATATAGACTGGGCAAAAGTCCCCGACTTCGACCTGTTCACATATTCTTTCCCCTGCACGGACATTTCAACGGCCGGAAAGCAAGCGGGATTGGAGAAAGGCAGCGGGACACGCAGCAGCCTGTTATGGGAATGCGAGAAAGCGATAGAGACCAAGATGCCGAAATACCTGCTCATGGAAAATGTAAAGTCCCTTACCGGAAGGAAATACAAGTGTTTTTTATCGGCATGGGAACAATACCTTTCCCAATTAGGGTACACGAACCATACGAAGGTTCTGAATGCGAAAGACTACGGCATTCCCCATAACAGGGAAAGAGTATTCATGATTTCGATACGAGACTCGGAATCGTATTATTTTCCGGAACCCTTACCCATTGAAAAGAGATTGAGGGACATTCTCGAATGCGACGTGGACGAAAAGTATTTTTTGAGCGAGAAGATGATAAAAGGTTTCATAAGACACAACATCGCTCACGTAAAAAAAGGAACGGGCTTTTTATGGTTACCTAAAACAGGTGATGGCACAGCCAATTGTCTGAGAGCTAATGGAGCATTAAGTCCGACCGACAATTCGATAATCGTGGGGGAATATTCGGAACCCGAGATAATACAACGCAGCAGAGGATTTAACAAAGGAGGGACATACACGATATGCCCTGCGATAACAAGCAACTCATGGCAGGAAAATAACTTTCTGTGTCTGGAAAAGATAAGAAGGCTGACACCGAGAGAATGTTTCCGGTTAATGGGTGTCAGCGAATCGGATATAAACAAGATTCAAAATGCGGGAATAAGCGACAGCAGGCAATATGTGATGGCAGGTAACAGTATCGTCGTAGATGTCCTTTTCCACATATTCCGAAAACTGTTCACGGACAAATCATGCGAATCTATACAAAAGAAACTTTTCTGATAAAAAGACAAAATATAATGGAAGAACAGGCCACATACAACAGAAAACTCAAATACGATGTATTGATAGGGATAGACCCCGACGTGGAGCGTAGCGGCTACTCCGTATTGGACACAAGGAAAATGAAAATGGAGATGAGTGTTTGCCCATTCCCCTTGTTGGTAGAGGGCATAAAAAAACTTCATGAGCACTGCAATAAAAACGATGAACGAGTGGCGGTATATGTCGAGGCAGGTTGGAAAAACAAATCCAACTGGCATTTGTCACCGAAAGACACACGGGCGAGCGCAGCCAAGAAAGGCGAGCATGTAGGTCGTAACCAAGAGACCGGTCGCAAGATAGTCGAAATGCTGAGGCATTACGGAATACAAGTCATGGAGCAATCCCCATTGCGCAAGTGCTGGCAAGGGAAAGACGGCAAGATCACCCATGAAGAATTGAAGCGGTTGTGCCAGATGAGCGGGATAGAGTTTAACAGCCCCCGCAGCAACCAAGAAGAAAGGGACTCTGCCCTGCTCGCCATCACCTGCTCCGGATTGCCCATTAAATACAAAGTCGTTGAATCTAAAATAAACAAATGATATGACAGCAGAAGAATTTATAAAATCGGTAAGCGTAGAAGATTGCGCAGGCGGGCATATATACCGTAGAGTTTCAGAAGATGATGCCTTAAAAGCTATTGAGATGACAAGACTCGAAAAAGCTCAGACATTTGTCGGTATGCAGGGCTGGATATGCCCTAAATGCGGTAGAGTTTATTCGCCAATGACATCTATGTGCACATATTGCCACAACGAAAACATCATAAATTCACCTTCTTGTGGTATGTAAATTTTAGTATTATGAGCGAACAAGTATTATCAATAGAGCAGATGAAGCACTTGCAAGAACTTGGATTAAATACAAACTATGCAAGTGCATGTTGGGTTAAAGTTACCAAAATTGACGGGAAAGAGGTGGAAAATTGTTGGAGTTTAGCTTTTGGTATTGTCCCAAACAAATTTGACAATATAGAGGCAGAAACCGCACCCACATTCACTTTGCAGGATATTTTGGATTTGTTGCCCAGACAAATGATTGATGAGTATGCAAGCCCTTTAATGATAAAATGCACATTCGATTTACTTGTACAGGTTTGTTATAAAGACATTTATGTCACTGCCGAACATGAAGATATTATCGATGCCGCCTACGAGATGTTATGCTGGTGCATAGAAAACGAAAATCTACACGGATTTCGTATTTGCAATTTATCCAATCAAAAATCAATAAATAAAAATACGCTATGAAAACGAACCAACTGATGAAAAGGCGAATGGGTAACATAGATGTGACCCAACGTACCAAAGACGGATTTTTCTGTGCATCCGAATTGTTGAAACAGTGGAACGAAGGCAACAACCATAAGAAAAATGTTAACCACTATCTCGAAAACAGTAAGACAAAAGAGTTTATAAAAGCTCTTATAAATGACGACGATCAAATTCGGAATTCCGAAAAACCTATAAATCAAATACTTATAATCAATAAATCGAGAACTAACAAAGACGGGAGCAAAGAGGCAGGGGCTGTTTGGATGTCACCCTTACTGTTCATCGATTTTGCAATGTGGATTAACCCGTCGTTTAAGGTTAAGGTGTTGAAATTCGTCTATGACGAGATGATAAAGTATCGCAACGAAGCCGGCGATGCCTACAACAAACTAGGCTCGGCTGTTTCAAAGATCGTTCGGAAAGACTTCATGCCCCAAGCCATGCAGAAAGTAGGCGAAGCGTTGAACTGGATTGTGTTCAACGAGCATGAAAGGAATATCCGCAACCAATACGGCGAAGAAAAGAAACAGCGGGAATTGTACGAGCTGGAAAGAAAAGTCGCCGACCAAATGATAACCTATCTGAAAAACGTTTACCGGCACAAGTACCTGCCGGCTGTATTCTCATAACCCAGAATTGTTAAAACAAAAATAGCCATGATTATAGCCAAGCAAGTTATATCCTCCATTATCGAGGAAAAGAAAAAGAATAACAAGGAGCCCTCCATAGCGAGCTTTACCGAAATACAGTCGGTGGTTATCCGGTCACTCAAATCCGAGATAAACGAGTTATGTAAAACCGGTGAGATTGACAAGCACAAGACCCTGAACGGGTGGGCATTCACTATCAATATTGAGAATAAATGAAAGACAGCTTTTTGATTTATAAATCATTTTATAAACCCATATCGAGATTATCGGACAAACAACTGGGCAGGCTGTTTCGAGCAATATTCAAATATCAACTTGGCGAGGAGGTTACGGTAGAGGAGGACATTGAAATGGCATTTGAGTTTTTCAAGAATCAATTCGAGATAGATGAACTCAAATATCAGAGCATTGTCGAGAGAAACCGGAACAACGGGCGTAAAGGAGGTAATGATAAAAACTCTGAAACGGTTAAATCAAAGTCCAGTGGGAGCCAAACGAGCCACTCGACCCCAAATAACCCAGTGGGGGCCAAACGAGCCAGTGGGGGCTTAAATGATAATGAAAATGATAATGAAAATGATAATGATTTAAAAGAAACTTCTCTATCGAGAAGCAAAGAAAAAGAAGAAGATTTTGGCAAAGACGTTGACAAGCCACTGACAGAACTGCGTGAAGAACTACTCTCAAATCAAACGTGGATAGAAACGCTATCGATGAACAACCACATCGACGAGAACGAATCGAGGTTATATATCGAGGCATATATCCGTAAACTTCAAAACGAGGGTATTGCAAGAAAAAGCGTCAGCGATGCACAACAACACTTTGCCCGCTGGTTAATAATCGAACTAAAACGAGCACGAGATGAGCAATCCGGAATCCATCAAAAACCTAATTCCAAGACCAAACAGGAGCGATATGCAGAGTTTGCAGAAGCCATCGCCGCCAAGCTGGCAGCAGGAGATACTAGCAGCCTACAAGACGGGGGAGAATCTGCTTTGCCTTTTTAGCCCTGACAAGCAGACGGAATACTGCAAAAACGAGGAGCGTTGTTTCACCGGACATGCACCGAGTATTGCAAGAGTTGCCCGGACATTTGGAGATAGCGTAGCTGAATCATGGCTATCTATACAGCTCTTTGAACTCGCTGAATTTTCAAAAGTTCGCAATGGCATGGAACCAGCAGATTTTATCGAACTGGCACGGACAATTATCTTAGGCTATGGCGGTTTTAAGCTCACCGAGTTCATGGTATTCTTCCTGCGATTCAAACAAGACAAATACGATCAATTTTTCGGCACTTTTACTCCGGGTACAGTAACAAGGTCATTGATAAAATTTAATTCCGACAGAGAGAATATATTGCGGTTCTATGAAGACAAAAAAAGGCAGGAGGAAAGGAAACGGGAATGGGAGCTGTGTGAAAAGGAGAAAGCGACACCCGGTCAGATTCAAGAAATTATCGACAAATACAGAAAAAAGGAAAGTTAAGTATGAAAGACATAGAGCTTTACAACGACTCATTCCAGAATTATAAAGTCTATGGGATGCCAAAGGCGCAGCTGATTATAGCAGATGTGCCGTATAATTTGGCGAATAACGCCTACGCCAGCAACCCCGCATGGTATATCGACGGAGACAACAAGAACGGCGAGAGCGCATTGGCAGGCAAACAATTCTTCTCGTCCGACAGCGAGTTTCGTCCGGCCGAGTTCATGCACTTCTGTTCAAAAATGCTCGTGAAAGAACCGAAAGAAGCCGGCAAGTCCCCCTGCATGATACTGTTCTGCGAGTACGAACAACAGTTCAAATTCATAGAGTTAGGACGCAAATACGGGTTAAATCACTACATACCGCTGGTTTTCCGCAAGGACTTCTCGGCGCAAGTATTGAAAGCAAACATGAAGGTCGTCGGCAACTGCGAATACGGTCTTATCCTTTATCGTGACAAGTTGCCAAAATTCAACAACAACGGGAGAATGATTTTCAACTGCTTCGATTGGGTGAGGGACAACACCACGCCCAAATGCCACCCTTGCCAGAAACCTGTCCCGCTTCTCAAACGGTTGATAGAGATATTCACGGACAAGGGAGATGTTGTCATCGACCCGTGCGCAGGAAGCGGCACGACCCTGTATGCGGCAGCCTCATTGGGAAGAAAGGCATATGGCTTCGAGGTCAACAAACAGTTCTATAACGACGCAAATGAAAAGGTCTTGAAAAGAATACAAGTCAGTTTATTTCAATAAATTATAAAATCATACAGATATGGGAGAAATAGAACTTATGAAAGGAGGAGAGCAATGATTGAACGATTAAAATGCTGTATCAACATTCTGTTTGCAAAGCAATATATCGTTTTTACGGCAGACAAATACAAGATAGGTAAGTTCGGATCAGGATATATCCGTACAACTAATAAAGCATTCTTACAAGCGGCCATTGAGGTTATAGAGGAAATAGATAGTCATCTTGTTGAAGTTAATGAGAAAAATTGATAGGTAATGAAAATAGAAGATATTGAAGATGCAGCATTAGACTGTGCCCTATTCGAGGATTATTACTATAATCCCCAATTGCAGCCTGCATATATAGATGGTTTCAAGCGTGGTACGAAATGGCGTATTGATTCAGTGTGGCATGAGGTAAGTGAAGAACCCGAAAGGAATAGAATATATCTTGCTCAACTTGGAGACAGTGCCTTTGATACCTTTTATGATTCCGAAAATTGGGTAAAATTTTCACGTGGAGTTAACATGCAACGTTGGGCATATGTAGAAGACTTGTTGCCAAATAAACAGGAGGAATAGCAATGAGAAAAACGATATTAGATGCCTGTTGTGGGGGAAAGATGTTCTACTTCGACAAACATGACGAAAGAGTTCTTTTTCAAGATATTCGAAAGGTATCTACTCATTTATGCGATGGTAGATCATTTGAAGTAAATCCCGACATACAAGCCGACTTTACAAATATGCCATATGAGGATAAATCTTTTTCGATGGTAGTTTTCGATCCGCCTCACTTATTAAGGAATGCTGGAAAGTCAAAGATGGCAGATATGTACGGAAGTTTGAACGAAAAAGCATCGCCAACAGGCTACCAACAAATTAAATACGGAGCTCTGTATTCAGATTGGCGTGATATGCTGGCAAAGGGATTTAAAGAATGTTTTCGAGTCCTGAAACCCGGAGGATTTTTGATTTTCAAATGGAACGAGACCGACATCAAAGTGTCGGAAGTTCTCAAACTCACACCTGAAAAACCAATATTCGGGCATATATCCGGCAAACGATCTAATACACACTGGATTTGTTTCATGAAAGAAATTATAAAGGAGGAATAGAAATGAACGAGAAAACAATTGAAAAGAGTTTCGATGAGTACATGAAAAAGAATTATACAGAAAATTATCTGTCTAATTACAAAAGAGAAGTCATCGACAACCAACATTGCGATTTCGCAAACGGCGTGGAATACTATCTGAAAAACACATGGCACGATAAGAGCGAAATTCCGGAATATGGGAAAGAATGTCTTGTGTTTTTGAACGATTCGATGAGAGAAGGTTGGCATATCGGGAGAATAGAAAAACAGGGGAAGAATGTAGGTAAATGGAATATTTACGGATATTTTACACCGGCATCACATAACAATATTCTCTATTGGGCATACATAGAAGATTTATTAACCAATAAATAGGAGGAATAAGAGATGTTTATTTTAAAATGGATAAAAGCAAAGAAAAACGGTATACCATTATATATTAAAGACAAATGGTATAATTATAGGGCGATGATGACAGAAAGTGAAGCGAAAACAACAGATCATATACAGATATACGATGACAATGGAAAATATATCGTCCCCAAAAGAGGAGTTACTGTTAATGTTTTTTTCTCAAAAAAGAAAGTTATAGCTACTTATGTAATAATAGGGATTCATGAAGAATCGCGGAATAAGGATTGGTTATATGCTTACGATTGGGTAAATGTAGATTTATTTTTCGTTGGAAATATAAAAAAGATATGAGAAAGGAGGAATAGAGGTTGAAAGACTTAAAAAGAAAAGAATATGACAGTACAAGAATTGATTGACGAACTTATGAAAGTTCCAGATAAGTCAGCCGAAGTGTTTTATCTTTCAGATAGCGGCGATTTCTTTAATAATTTAGAAGTCTATTCTATGGGTAAGATATATGGAGACGACGAGGTTACAGAAGTTTATCTAATTAATGGCGATTGAAATATGAAGAAAATAATGTTCAATGATAAATACGGACTCACCCAAGCCGTACTTGAAGGTAGAAAGACTCAGACAAGGCGGATAATTACTCCTCAGCCGACATATCAGGATAATTGCGGAATTTGCTGGAAGGGTTATGGTTACGGTCTTAGTCTTAGTAATGAGCTGTTAGGCTGTTACATAAATTTTGTATCAGGAACTGAATATGACAAGTCGTGCAAAAGATACAGGAAAGGAGAGTGTGTTGCAGTGGCACAGAGCTATGTAGACTGTGGAAATCTTCCTGATTATGAGCTTGACGAGGAAGGGTATCCAATAATGCCTAAAAGAAGCGGATACTTCAACAAAATGTTTGTCCGTGCCGGCCTTATGCCCCACCAAATCCGCATAACCAATGTACGTGCTGAACGGTTACAAGATATTTCAGATGAAGATTGTTTGAAAGAGGGAATAATAAAAGGCAAAGTCGGCAGTGAAGATACCCATTTTATGGACGCATATTATATTCCGACATTAAAAACAGATCCTTTTTGCACGCCACAAGGGGCTTATTCATACTTAATCGACAAGATAAGCGGTAAAGGCACATGGGAGAACAACCCCTATGTATTTGTGTATGATTTCGAACTGGTAAAGTGAAATTATGGAAGTAGATAAAATAAAGGCATTTGATTATATGCTCCACCTTTTTGAAGAGTGGCGGGATAATCATGAAACGATTAAGGGCAAGCCGTTTCCTAAACTTACAGCCATGAAACTGCTGTTTTTGGCTGCTGCTCCTAAGAAAGATGGAGGCGATGACCTTTTGGATATATTCGATAATTTCTATGCTATGCCTTATGGCCCGGTGGAGAGTGATGTATATAATGCAATGTGCGAAGATAAACTTCCTTCGTTTTCGGTTAAATATCGTAGTATTGAACCAAGAGAAGGTGCGGAACCATATAACGCAAAAAGATATAATGACAAATTTTATCACAGAGTAAGAAATGCTGTAAATGACCTGAAAGAGAAAAACGAAAAATTGGTATTACTAAATGCTTTTGAACTAGTAGAGATTACTCATAGATGGTCTAGTTGGAATCGGGCGATGGATTTTGCTGAATTTATGAAGCAATTGAGTGCCAAGATGTCTATTGATTCTATTAGGGATTCAAGCAAGATATTCGATTTAAAATGAAATATAATCATGGAAGGAAAAGAAGTAGGAGTAGAGATGAAAGGGAATGCCTGTACATTCCCATAGAAAGCGAAATCACGCACTTTTCTTATCGCACACCAAGAACGAAAAGTATTTAGACCTTTTAGGGTAAATCTTTTTACCGTTCTTGATGATATAACGGCAGAATATGCGGATTTTCCCACTTTCATTTTGAACTTGATCTTTCACATTAACACCTCCTTTCCGTTTTGCCTGCCGACCTGTATCGACAAGCTATAAGTTGCACCCTGTCAAGTGCAACTAAAAAAAGCCCAAAGTTACAGGACATTGGGCTTAATGTCTTTCTCACACGAGAATGGACAAGATGATGGCGAATGACAGTTCGCCGGATCGGAGGTGTTAATGTTCCGAATCAAGTTCGATGCAAATATACTTCGATATTTAGTTATCAAATATCAAATTAACTCTTTTAATAGTTTAGTTAACATTGTTGTATTATGAGTAAAAAGAAAATCTACATCTCCCTACCCATTACCGGCAGGGACTTCGATGAAGTGGAAAGTGAAATACTATACGTTTCGGGAGTCCTCGAAATGAAAGGATACCGTGTCGTCACACCGATAGACTTCGATGTAAACCCCGATTTGGACAAACCCTATCATGAACTTCTGGGAAACGATATAAAGGCACTTATGGAATGCGATGCGATATGCCTTTGCCCCGGTTGGGAAAAATCCAAAGGCTGCCAGTTAGAACATTTCGTGGCCCAACTATGGGATAAGGAGATAATAGAATTTGAACGATTAAAATGCAGTAAGATATGGAAAGAAAAGTAGGAGAAATATTTGAGTACAACGGTGAGTGGTATCAGTGTGTAGAATGTGATAGTTGTGGTAAATGTTCACTTCGTACCACTGAATGTGGAAGCGGTACTAAAAGCGACATAGCAGATGAAGTATTTGGGGCATGTAGCAAAGTAAGAAGAACTGACAATAAACACGCAATCTTCAAGAAACTTGAAAAGATCGGAGAGCCTACAATGTTAGATGGTAAATTAGTGCAAAAGATTTTAACAACCGATGGATATTCATGTAATGGATGTTGTTTTAAATCTCCCGAATGTGATAAAGCAGACGATGATTTGTGTTGCAAATATGAAATTTATGTAGAAATCAAACAAAACAAAGAAGATATGAAACAAGAAATTGAATATTTTGGAGACGAAAACAACAATGCAAAACATTCCAATTCTGAAAGCATTGGAAAGAATTTGAAAGAGTTTGACCTTGAAGCAGCCAAAGCTGGCAAGCCAGTCTGCACAAGGGACGGAAGAAAGGCAAGGATTATTTGCTTCGACGCAAAATGTAATAAACCAATTGTTGCTTTAATATACGATTGTAATAAAGAAACTGTTTTGCAATATCTTGAAAATGGTAGATTTTTTGTCGACCAGATTGATAAATACGACCTCATGATGTTCCCCCAGAAGAAAGAGGGGTGGGTGAATGTATATAAATCATATAATGTAGGAAAGAAAATCCCTTGCATGGCAAGTATTTACCCGACCAAAGAGGAAGCAAAAAAATCTTCCGTAGTAGGATTTGACTATGTTGATACCGTTAAAATCGAGTGGGAGGAGTAACTATGAAGAAATTCCTATTGCTTTTATTAGTATCGATTATACTAACAAGCTGCTATACAAATGGAGACTGTACAACTGCTGTAAAGGAAGCATACCCCGATAATGAGATATACCAGGTAGATGCAAATAGATTCATACTTATTGATTCCATAGGAATATGGTATGTGAATGCAAATATGGGTATAAAAGAACCATATACAGAAAAACAATTAGTTAAACTTTGGAATAATCATGGGAGAAATTGAATTTGGTAAATGTGAAATCTGTGGCAAAGAAGCACCATTAGAAAGGACTTATTTCTATTATCCTATTCATTGTGAATGCTGTGGTAGTAAGGACAAGAATGGACAAAAACAACATTTTGAAATGGTAGTACATTGCGAAGATTGTCCCGCTCCTATGCCAAAAGAAATACACCCGTTGCTCAAATCTATGCACGGTGAAGAACATAGAGCGAATATCACGAATATTTTGCCGACAGAAATTATAGGTCAGTTTATTATAAATGATGAAATTATTAAGAAATAGCAAGTTATGTGGATAGCAAGGGACGAAAGTGGAAAATTGTTTATGTACTCAACTAAACCAGTTAAACGTAAGTATACATGGGGATTTAGAGACAAAAATACTACTGTTGTTGTATTAAGTGACAGTTTATTCCCAGAAGTAAAATGGGAAGACAAAGAACCAAGAGAGTTGATATTGAAATAATTATTTAAAACAAGTAAATCATGGACATCGAAATATTGAAAGAGGAGTACAGCCGGAAGATGGAGAAGGCTCTGAGAAGGGGCGACTTCGCTCTGTTTGACAACTTACGAAGGCAATACGACCGGCTACTACAAACCCGTGAGCAAGTCACGGCAAAAACAATCACCGACACCATGAGCAAAGAGGACAAAGATAAATGTAATCGCCTCCTGAGAAAAATCCCAGTGTTGGCGGACATTGCAGAATCCTCCGCCGTCGATTTACTTTCACTACTGAAAAAATATGACGGAACTGTTACCCTTCCTATGCTGGAAGAACTGAGAGCGTTCAACCACATTGCCCGTGACCTGCGATCCATCATAGACCGTGTAGGCGACGAATCTTTTGCCATTTCCTTTGGAGATACATGTGACAGGGTGAACGAAAAAATCGAAAGCATATTTGATGAAAATTAGGAGTAAAATATGAGTTATAAAAAATTATTTGAAACATGATTGAGAGTATATACAAGTCATATCCTTTCTGCGAGAATTGGGAGAAGAAACATTGCAAGAGTGTCATTGAGGAAGCCTATCAGTGGGGGGAACAACTCAAAAAGAAAAATATTAAGCAAAAAATTAATACAAGAATAAACATGATGAGATTTTATAATGGGACGAAGCAGGATATAAATGGGAACTGCAAAGTTACCAAAAGTTAAACTATTAATTATGAGCAAAATAACGTTGTAAATATTTGGTTAACTTACTGATAATGAGTATCTTTACAATACTAAAACAAACAACATTACTAACAATTAAAAGACAAGAACGATGAAATACCAAGTATCAAAGAAAGGTTCAAGTGTAACATTTAAGTTTGAAACATACGAAGAAGCAGTTGATTTTTGCAACACAATGATTTTTTTGGAAAATGCAAGAGGCGCAGAATATCCAGAACTTACAATAAGTGAAATAAAATAAGATATATTACATAAGAGCAATGAAAACATTTGATTTTTATCAGGACCGCAAAGTAACATGTTGGGAGCGTACTCAGTTTTCTATCGAAGCAGAAAGTTATAAAGAAGCGTTAGAAATAATAAAATCATGGGGAGGTGAAGATGTACTTTGTTTTGAAGATGACAAGCAGATAATGGTTACAGACGGAGAAACTTTATATGAAACATCAGAGGCTATTTCTCCTATTGATAACGGAGGTAGACCAACTATAGAAGTATTTGATAGTACAGGTAGCAAAATTACTGATAATGTCATGAAAACACGATTATGAAAGTATATAACTCAAATGGTATATTGGTAGCAGAAGGCTACTTGGTGTCCAATCCTAATTTTGTCCCCAAAGGTGAATACAAAGAAACAGAATTGGACAGATACAAGCGTAGTGTTGATTTTCGGATAACGAACTGTGGTAACAGGTATGAAATCATCTTCAATAAGCCTGTTGTTCTCAAAGAGACACGCTCTATCAAGCGCATAAGCAGCAAAAACAGTTACGCATACCTTGTTACAGAAAAAGCCTTAGAAAGCCTGAAAAAGCAATATACTCACGCTTGCGATTTCTAATCTTATTATCATAAAAAGTTTATTTACAAATTAAATTATCATACAATGGACAAACAAATAGCATCTGTTTATGAAACATACGACTACGATAAGTTTCATATCATGGAAAAAGGGAATAGGGAAATTGACCATTATACAAGAAGATTGCAACTCAAATGAATGAGCAATTCCTATTTACAGTTATTATTGTGAATGAAAAATTTGAAATAATAGATGGGCAAAACCGTTTTCTTGCATCAAAGGAACTACATAAACCTATAAGATACATCATAGTAGAAGGATACGGCGTTGAGCAGGTGCGTATGTATAATATGGAAGCTCGGAATTGGCAAAAAAAAGACTTTGTTAAATCCTATGCAGATGAAGGTAAAAAAGAGTATGTGAAGATAATGGAGTTTCAAAAAAGGTATCCAGATTTCCCAATCTCTATATGCGAATTTTTCTTGCGAATGTCTTTGACTTGTGATTATGATAAAAAGAGACACCTAAACCATAGTGCCATACGAAGAGGTCTTTTTGTTATAAAAGATTTTGAAACCTCATGCAAACTAGCAGATATGGTAATGGCTTATAAACCCTTTTGTGAAAACCAGAGTTCACCAATATACAGGAGAAGGGAGTTTGTAGCAGCTATTATAAAGCTATATCGATGTGAAGACTTTGACAATGAGCTCGTATTAAAGAAAATAAAACTCAATCCCCGTGCTTTCACTCCATGTGTAAATTCCGATGATTATATCAGAATGATCGAAGATATAGTGAATTTCAGAAGTAGGAATAAGGTGAGATTTAATGTATATTCAAAATAGCAATAAAGGCAGTAAATATCGCTGATTCTCTCACAGTAGAGTTTAAGAAATATATTTCATTTCTTAAATCTTGCTACCTGAAAGGAGTGTCAGCGATATTACTGTATCTGTATCAAATTTGCCGCTCAACGGAGAATGCTGGAAAACACTAAAACAGGCGAATATAGTAAATTAAACAAATTTAGTCTTAAAAGTATATGAAATTCATACACTTTTGCTATTTTTGAAAAAAAATCGTATGAAGTAATACGAAACATGCCTATGGACGAAATAACCGCTATATTAAACAGTGCCCGACCCGTTGATAATATTATCAATGACTTAAAAAGAAAATCCGTTTGTGTTCCTTCATGGGAATTTCTTATTAAAGCGTATGAACCATCATTCCATGAAATAGCCAAAGATACTATAACACGAAAAGATAAAATACGCAAAGACGGGACAAAAGAAGAAGCATCACGCATTTACATTGGCCTTGAAAAGCTGCTTACAAAGCGTATGACTGAGTTCATGTTTGCCATTCCTGTAAAACGTATCTACCACAACACAGAAGGATTTGAAGTCCGCCAACAGATAGCAAAGGCTATAGAGGCAATTTACAAGTATGCCCGAATCGATACAGAAAATATTAAACGAGCAAATGCGTATTTCGCCTCATGCGAAATTTTCACAATTTGGTACGTAGTAGAAAAGACCAATACATTATATGGTTTTAATAGTAAGTATAAGCTAAAATGCAAGACATACTCGCCAATGGAGGGAGTAAAACTATATCCATTGATCGACGAACTTGACGATATGCTTGCAATGTCCTTTGAATACACCAAAAGGGTAAAGGACGAAGTAATTACTTATTTTGAGACATACACATCGGACAAACATTATAAATGGAAACAAAATGGTAAAGGTTGGGAACCTGTCGGAACTGTTGAACAAATACGATTAATGAAAATACCCGGTGCATACGCATTTAGACCTGTACCTATATACCACGGATTAACTCGTATTCGCAAAGAATTGGAATATACACTTTCTCGTAACTCCGACGTGATTGCCTATAATTCAGCACCAATTTTGAAAATAGCCGGTGGTATAAAAGGTGGAGAAGATAAAGGAGAAAGCCGTAGAGTTTACCGTGTGGAATATAATGGAGACGTATCGTACGTATCATGGTCGCAATCTATCGAAGCATTGAAGTATCACGTGGAAACCCTGCTTAAACTCTATTGGATGCAATCGCAGATGCCTGACGTTTCTTTTGACAACATGAAGTCTTTGGGTAACATAGGTTACGATGCCAGACAAATGCTTTTGACTGACGCACACTTAAAGGTTGGAGACGAAAGCGGCTCATGGATTGAGCTTTTCGAACGTGAGGCAAGTGTCATCAAAGAATTTTTAAAGCACATGAACACATCATGGGCAAGCGAAATTGATAATATAGAGATTGAACATATCATTACCCCCTTCATACAACAAGATGAAGATGCCACAGCAGATCGCTTATTGAAACTTAATGGCGGAAAACCAGTCATGTCTCAGCTTGAATCTATCCAACAGGCAGGTTATAGCAATGACGCGCAGGCTACATTGGAACAGATACGGCAAGAGGAGACTATCACTTCACAAAGCAGGGTCGACAATATATTCGGAGAGTCAGCAATTTAAATACTGAAACATTATGAGAAAAAGAATATCAATGTGGCTAATTAAGTTATCTTATAAAATCAATCCACAAGAAAGATTGAGCAATATTGAAAGTGTTGATAACTACGAAGCAAGGAAACTTGGCTTCTGCCTTGTCCTGACTAAAAAAGAAATCAAGGATTACCGAAAGAAGAATAAAGTTGACGAAGGGTGGTCCAACCGTAAGGCTGTTGAAATGCTTGTCTGTGAAACCAAGAATGAGATACGCAAGTCAATCATCAACTCCATCAATCAAAAAGATTTGATTGAATATACAGTCTGCAAGGTTGGGGACGAGATCCATGTGAGAGGTGAAATCAAAGTGTACATCAAGAAAGAACAGTAAAATGAAAGTTCCAGTTGATAATATGACTTTCGCTGAAAGTGAATACCTCCGTGGAGATAAAATTTGGACAGCCCAAACACTCTATGACTTTGCAAAAGTAAAAGAATACCCTATACTTGATATGCCCTTATGGAATATTGACTTGACAGCAGAGCCGTTTGAGTGTAATCAACTTCATAGTTTTATATTTCAGTGCAAACGGGTGAATCAATGCTCTCTTGAATATCCTATTATTCTTGATGATGTAGGACAAATCGCCGATGGATACCACCGCTTATGTAAAGCAATACTAGAGGGTAAAGAAACAATTAAAGCTATTCGTTTATTGGAAATGCCAGCACCTGACAGGGTTGAAAATAAATAATACGCAATGGCAAAGCCAAAAACTCCAAATCAGAAACGCAAGTACGGCGAGCTGAATAAACGGCTCGCCAAATACGTCATGCTTGTGGAATCCATATACGAGGATTTGAATTTAGAGGCGGCTAAAATAGTCGGAATCACCGATTTTACCATTGATAGTGATAGGCCGTTTATGTGGTCGGATTATCCCCAAACAAGAAAACGGATAAGAGACTTACAAGAAAGGTTCGTTGAGGACATCGGATCTGTAATATATAGTGGAACTTCTGAAGAATGGAAAAACAGCAACGAAGTTCAAGATCTTCTTGCCAACAAAGTATTGCAAACTTATGGCGCAACCATAGGAAAAGAGAAATACGAAATCCTATACCAGCCCAATAACGATGCATTGAAAGCATTTCAGCAACGTAAGGATAAAGGATTTACCATATCAGATAAGTTGTGGAATCAATCGACTCTGTATAAGCAAGAACTTGAAGAAGCCATATCATGTGCCATTCAAAAAGGTACGAGTGCAATTACATTAAGTAAGCAAATCTCCAAATATCTGCTCGATTTCCCGCAACTACAAAAAGATTACAAGGAAAGGTTCGGAAAAGCATCACGGGCAATGGATTGTGAGTATCGTTCTATCCGTTTGGCTGCTTCCGAAATCAATATGGCATACCGCCAAGCTGAAAACCTTCGTTGGCAGCAGATGGATTTCGTGGTGGGGTATGAAATCAAATTAAGCAACAACCATACTTGCAACGGAAAGCCTTTCCAAGACATTTGCGATATACTAGCCGGGAAGTACCCGAAAGACTTCCAATGGACCAGTTGGCATCCCCTTTGCCGGTGTTACAAGATACCCATTCTAAAAACCGAAGAAGAATTTTGGGAATGGGACGGTCGGAATGAAGCCACGACAGCAAGCGTGAACGAAGTTAAAGACGTACCGGACGCTTTCAAAAAGTGGATAAACGAAAATATACAGCGAGCAAAGAGTTGGGACAGCGCACCTTATTTTATTCGTGATAATGATAAATATATTCGTGAGGACTTTAAGGTAAATGTTTATAACAAGACAGAGAAAACCTTTGTTCGAAAGCGCAGGACAAATCTTGCTATGAGCCGTGTAGAGTATTACAACAAGATCTATCCGCATATTCCCGAAGTGCAGCAGGCTGCGGTCAATGCCTATACCCAAGCCATCTCCTCTGGCAACAAGTGGGCTACCAGTCGTGAAATTAACCGCCGTTTACGCAATGGAACGGAAGATGAATATGTGGACGTGGCAAGCCGTCTGATAAGTCAAGCCTTATCAAGGCTCCCCAAATATGAAGGTGTTGTTTATCGTGGAGAGACCATGAGCATAAAGAAACTTCAAGAACGGTTCCTTGACCATATCGGCGATGTAGTGTCCGATAAGGGTTTCATTTCGTCCAGCCTTTACATGGATACACCTATGAAGTTCATATCACATGCCGGAATACCCAAGAGTCACAAGCGTGTAATCTTTGAGATACAAAGCAAAAACGGACGCAATATCAGCAAAATATCAGAATTTAATGGTATATTTACACTTGAAAATCAACATGAAATTCTGTTTGACAAAGGAACTAAGTTCTTGGTTAAGAAACGTAGGATAGAAGGAGATGGCACTTATAGAATAATACTTGTAGAGCAATGAAGAAGAAATATAAAATAATCGGCGAAACGGAAAAAACCGTTACTTTTATCTATGGCGGTACAGAATGCTGCTATGCCAAATCCTGTTATTCTTCTATCGAGGAAGTAATTAAAGAGATTGATGAGGAAAGGAAACAAGAAAAAGAAGTAATCAAGCATATCGAAGCCCAGCGTGCTACTATGACACCCGAAGAACGCACCGGCTGGGACGAGGCCGACCGTGCAGTGTTTGAGCGTTGGCAAGATGAAGCCAATACTAATATGTACCTTGACGGCATTATCGATGAAGATGAAGACCCAGATTTCAATCCATTCAGGAAAGACGATAAATAGTGGCAACCATGAAGCAAATCAAGCTATCAAAACAGGAGAAGCAAGTGTTGCGTTTAATCAGCAGCGGGATTGTCTGCCCAAACACTTATCCGCACCATATATTCATTTCGTGCGTAGACTCGCTGGAAAGATTGGGTCTTGTCAAAGGTCTATGGAACGAGGGGCATGAACTTGAAGATGTCCGCATAACGAAATATGGAAAAATTTATCTTGCCACCAATCCTAACTTGCGCAATCCCATAGACTGGAAATGGATTATAACTACCATCATCGCAGTAGCAAGTGCCATATTCGGCGCGATGGCCTTGTTTGTGGCTTGCTCGATAAAATACGGATAATTCCTTTGATTTAAAGAATTGATGTTTGTACAACTCTAATTTGGCATTTGTTTACACACGTCTATTTTGAGGCATATAAAAAGCGGTGAGATTAATTTTTCATCGCTTTCTTTTCATCTTTTCTGCTACAACTTTTGGGGAAACATCTTTCACCAATTTATCCGTTTAATATGTTAAAAACATACTTTTCACCTATTTATGCTTGTATATATGTCGTTTATAAAATACATTTGCAGCATATAAACATTCAAAATGACAAAATACGAACAAATAAAATTAATCCAAATAGCACTATATGTGTTACAAAAAACAGGTGGTATTGACTATTACCACTTGTTCAAGATTTTGTATTTTGCAGAATTGAAGCATTTAGAAAAATGGGGAGCACGTATCACATCGGATAGTTTCTACGCCCTTGACTATGGACCTGTACCCACATATTTATATGACGTTGTAAAAGGAGGCGATATTCCGAACACCGATTTGCTAAAGCTCTTCTCAGACAATGTCCAGTTTGCCGGTAAAGATGCTCCAAATGTCCTGTTGCCAAAGGCGGAAGTAAATATGAATTATATTTCCCAATCTGAAATAGAAGCATTAAACGCTTCGATAGAGGAAAACGCTCATCTTACTTTTAGCCAATTAAAAAATAAGTCGCATGACAGTGCGTGGTATGAAGCATACAATCAGACAGGATCAAAAGCAATATCTTCTATCAGTATGGCTAAGGCTTCAGGTGCTGATGAGGCTACACTTGAATATATAAAGGAACAAATAGAATTGGAAGACGCATTGTCATGACAAAACTATCTGATTTATTAGATGAAGATTCAATGAAAGACATTACCCGAAACACAATTAAAGTGGGCAATGTCTTTCGTATTGAAATGAATCAGAAAAATGGCATAATCCCAAAGAAAGGAGATATTTCACGTCACAAGTTCTTTATCGTACTTGGATTTGATTCTTACGGCAACATATATGGTGGAGTAATCATAAATTCCAATATCAATCAGCATGTTCCCCAATCTGTTAGAGATTGGCAGATGCCTATAAAATGTTCAAAATATTCTTTTCTTGAATATGATTCTTTTGTGGATTGTTCAAAATTAAAAAGTGCAAGTGCTGACAAGTTCAGTACATGGAAATATTTAGGGTTTATAGAATTAGAAGACGTAGAGCTTATAATCGGTACAATAAAAGAAAGTCCAAATGAAACACCAGAACATTTGGCTGTGTTCGGACTATAAACTTTTAATTCACTCTCAGAATTTGTGAATATTGTAATTTTGCATTAAACGGAATTTCGCCTTACGATTCACTGCCTTAGGAAATCGTATAATAGCCCTCAAAGGTTAATAATGTTGAATTATGTATGAAATTCATATACTTTCAAGATTCCATGCTCTAATTTTGTGCCCAATAATTAGCATTACCTCGTAAAATTCAATACTTTTGTAATGCTTACATGATAATGGTAAACCATTTCGCAGGGCAAGCGGTTAATTTGCTCAATAGAAAGTTGGGCTTTTTTTATGCCTATACTTTTATATATTGGCGGTTGCCTATACGTAGATATTTCGCTCTGTGGAGTGGAACCCATTATCTGTAAGCAGCGTATATGGCAGCCGCTTTTTATGTTTGCCTATAACATATCTTTAAATGCTTACAGATATGCAATCTAACATTCAAATTTTTAATTCACCTAAATTCGGTGAAATCCGTACTGCCGGTACAAGCGATGATCCTAAATTTTGCTTAGGTGATTTATGCAGATGTCTTGGATTATCATCAAAAGGCGTAAATCAGAGACTTAGTAAGGAGGTAATTTCAACTTACCCCCTTGAAACAACAGGAGGCATACAACAAATGTTATTCGTTAATGAAGACGGAATGTATGATGTTATTCTTGATAGTAGGAAGCAAGAAGCAAAATCATTTCGCAAATGGATAACAAGTGAAGTCCTTCCGTCAATCCGAAAGACAGGCGGCTACATCTCCACCAAGCAAGAAGACACACCAGAAGAAATCATGGCACGTGCACTAACCATTGCACAAGCCACTCTTGCCAAAAGAGAAGAACGATTAAAACAGCTCGAAACTGAAAATGCCCAGAAACAAATTATCATCGAGAGAAAAGACGAGGAAATATCCATAAAGGACGATACTATAAAGGTCCTCGCCCCCAAAGGTAAATGTTACGATGAAATCATGTCGAGTGAAGGACTTGTGACGACAAACATGATAGCAGCATTCTTAGGTGTATCGGCTATAAAGCTGAACAAACTACTATGTGAATGGGGAGTTCAATACAGACAATCTTCTGTTTACTTCCTCACGGCCAAATACCGCAGTAAAGGATTTACCAAACATGTCCCCTACCCTTATATGGATAACGGAGTACAGAAATCAAGAGAGCACATGTATTGGACCGAATCAGGTAGAAAGTTTGTCATTGAATTGTTCAATACCAAACTCTCGGCATAATATCAGCTATAACCATAAAGTTATTATAAATCCAAAGGGGCGGTTTATCCGCTCCGGGTTACCCTACCCTAATAGGGTGCTTTTATATGTTTGTTAAATTATAGACGGGGCAGCCGCTTGTGAAAGTAAGCTATCCCACCGGTAGCGGACGTGTCCGGGAGGATTCCCGCTATTCCTAACATCGTTAAACAATAAACTTTTTTTATATGGAAACAACCGAATTAAAACAAGATGAGCAGACAGTAGAAGTAATCGAACATCGTAGCGTCGATACCATGCGTAACGCAGTCATCAGTGGACAGACAAGGGAGTTATTAATCATGTTGGCAGGATTGCGAGATATAGAGAACTCTTTTTGCAACTGGAAGAACAAGTACGGAATTGTATCAGATAATGATACAGATCACTTTATACAACTAACAACCCAATGCGGAACCTTGATACAGGAAAGTATCATTAAGTCTATAAATGACAATTTAGGCCGATTGGATTTTAAGGCGATATGAAACGTAATATTTTAAGCATTAATATAAAGATACCGATGTTTATAATATATCGGATCCCAATTTCCTGAACATCTCCCCTCCGAGCTTACAAGTAGGAGGGGTCAGCCAATTATCAAGCTAATAAATCCTCGCAAAAGTTTGCTTTTATGGAAACTTTTGTATATCTTTGCAGAGTAATAATTTGAACCTTATGAGCGGACGAAGAATAAAAATAGCGTTTATGGACGCAGCAAGGGAGTTTGTTTCTTCCTTACCAGAAAAGGCGCAAAAGAAAATAACCTATAATCTCCTTAAAGTGGAGGGAGGGGAAATAGATAAGGAACTCTTCAAGAAGTTGGAGAACTCCGATATATGGGAGTTTCGGACGCTCTTTAACGGGGTATGTTATCGCCTGTTTGCTTTTTGGGACACGGAAATAGAGGCTTTGGTAGTAGCCACTCACGGGATAGTGAAAAAGACACAGAAAACGCCTAAAAAGGAGATAGAAAAGGCGGAGAAATTGAGAATAGAATACTTCAACGATAAAAACAAATAGCTATGGCAAAGATGAACTTAACTCCACTTAGCGTGGTAGTAGATGAGGTTTGGGGAGAAAAAGGCACTCCCGAAAGGGACGCTATGGAAGCTCAACTCAAAGATGATTTGCAGGCTTATTACATTGGAGAGGCTATCAAGGCAGAAAGGCTCAAACAGAACCTCACACAGGAAGAGTTAGGGGCTAAAGTAGGTGTAAAGAAGTCGCAAATATCCAAACTTGAAAGCGGTAAGTGTATAATAACACTTCCTACTATGAGCAAAGTTTTTAAGGCTTTGGGAATTACAACGGCCACCCTTGATTTGGGAATAGGCGGAAAGGTTGCTTTGTGGTAAGTATATAAAGCAGGATCCATAACGAGGAGGACGCAAAACGCCCTCCTTTTTTTGTCTCCTTATACTTTAAATTTAGGTCGTGTCAGGTAATAAATAAACTTAAACGAGTTACAAATGAAATCATTGCTTCATTCATAATCTTTAAAATCCAGACAATACTATCCTACAATTGAGAGATACCGGCTTAAAGATTCTATTTCAGCCCGTATAACGACCTTTTGGAACTCTGCCGGATTGTTCTCCGTATGAGAGGCTTCCAGTGCCTTGTAATAGCTTATTTTGTCCTCGTTGCTGCCTTTGAGATTTACCAGCGTATAACCGTTGCGGAGTAAGTATAGATTCATCAGAAGCCGAGATGTGCGCCCGTTCCCGTCTATAAACGGGTGTATTCGTACCAACTCATCATGAAGATAAGCCGCAATGAGCACCGGGTGAATGCCCTGCTCCTCCATTCCGGAAAACCTTGTCATAAAAGCCTCCATTTGTGGTTGTATCAAATACGGCTGTGGAGGGACATGTGTACTTCCCGAAATCATAACAGGCACGCCCCGATAACGTCCGGCATTCTCTCTGTCTATGCCATGTAGCACAATAGCGTGTATTTCCTTGATTGTGCGCTCCGATATTTCCATACCTCCCTTTGCAAAGTCCTTTATGTAGTCTATCGCTTCAACGTGGTTAATCGCTTCAAGGTGTTCCCGCATTGACTTTCCGGCGATAGTAACCCCCTCGTTCACTACTAACTCCGTTTCTTGCAGTGTGAGCGTATTTCCCTCGATCCGGTTGCTTTCATAGGTGTATTCAATGGCAAACGCATTCTCTATCTTTTGCAGGGCATCCGGTGGTAATGGGCGCAGCCCCAACAAACGGGCTTTCAACGTGTCGCATTGAAGTAATAGCTTTGTTATTTCCTCGTTCATGGCTTAATCTTTTGACTCAATTACCTTTAACTTCGCTCCACATTTAGGACACGTCAATATAGTAGTATCGCTATTGGGGCGTACTTCTTCTGGTGATATAAACAATTCCCATATATCAACTCCTAAATTAGAAGCAATTGAAGTAAGAACTTTAATCGAAGGATTCCCTGATATATGTTGGTTCAATGCACTTTGGCTAATTCCCATTCTTTCGGCTAACTCTTTTGTAGTTATACCTTTTTGCTCAATAATATCTCTTATTCTCATACCCTAAAAGTTATTTCTGTTACAAAAGTCGTTTTTTTATTAGTATATACAAGCTATATCTTGTATAAATAAAGTTAAATACAAGATAAATCTTGTTCAAACTATTGTATATACAAGTTATATCTTGTATCTTTATATCATAAAACTAAAACAAAGATATGAAAACGAAAATCGACAAATCGCAACTTTTCAAAATGGCATGGTCAATGTATAAACGCTCTATCTCGGTTCTCGGCCGTGAGTTCTGCCAGTCATTCAGTGCTTGTTTGAGGAATGCATGGTTTAAGATGAAAGCGGAAGCCCGCAAAGCCGAAAAAGAGGCTCGCCGGTTAATGAAAAAGTCGGGACCCGCACAAAAGCCCGAATCGATTGTATTCGACTCAGCAATGGAAAGAGGTATAATAGAGTATTACAGAAACCAAAGCGGGCGTTATTGCGGAGATTGATACACCAAATACACGTGCTCTTCCAAAACAACAAGAGCGGTGGCCCGGCTATATCACTGTGGAAACAAAAGCCGGGTCACTTTAATAAAAACCAATAGATTAAACCTATTGTCCGTGATACTCCATTTCATTCATATTTCATTTCAAGTTACCAAAAGTTAAACTCCTGATTATGAGCAAAATAAGGCTGTAAATATTTGGATAACTCACTGATAATGAGTATCTTTACAATACTAAAACAAACCAATATTACTAACAATTAAAAGATAAGAGATATGAAAGCAAGTAAATCTTTAGAGACGAGAATAAAAGAAGTTATCACTAATAACAACGGTGAATGCCCATTGAAAAACGCTGTAACAATTAAATCCAGACAATACGTAGGATTTAATTACGACACCAATGAACACGAATATGTAATGTTATATTGGTCGATAAAAGAAGTTGTTAGATGCGGCAAAAGAGGTGTTGTTTATGTTTCAGACGGTATTAATCAATGGCGACCATCAGAGCTTTCAGAATCTGAATGTGAAGCTATAATGAAAGAAATAGCATAAGTTTAATCAGCAGGACTTTTTCCCTGCAAATACATAAGAGCAATGAACACATATTACAAATTTGCGCCAAACGTATTTTTGGCAAAGTGCGAAGAAAAGCACGAAAGAGGTGAGGAAATTCTAGTTACAACCAAGTATGGAAAAGAGAATGAAAGTATCGTTTTTAATCTGATATTTGAGCGTGACGGATTCTATTATTACTCCATCGTAAGGGCTGACGGATTCAACGTACAAGAATGGGCAAAACGTAGAGCCGAACGTAGACGTGAATGGTCTGTATCAGCAAATAAAAAAAGTCATGAATATTTCGAAAAGTCAAATAAGGACAGAGATTTTCTTTCACTTGGAGAACCTATTAAAATAGGACATCATAGCGAAAGACGACACAGAAAAGCAATAGCGGATGCTTGGAGAAACATGGGTAAAAGCGTTGAATTTAGCGACAAAGCAACAGAACATGAAAGAGAAGCCGAATACTGGGACAAGCGTGCTACAACCATCAACCTATCTATGCCGGAAAGTATTGACTTTTATGCGCACAAGCTGGAAGAAGCCAAAGAATATCATGAAGGTGTAAAGTCAGGCAAATATCCTCGTGAACACTCCTACACTCTTACTTATGCCAAAAAAGCAGTAAATGAAGCTCAAAAGAATTATGATCTTGCAGTAAAATTATGGGGTGGGTAATAAGTGATGAATAATCATTGTTAAATCTGACGGATAAAAATCGTATGCTGTCATCGATATTTTACAATCATTGGATAATGAGAAAACTTTCTGTTTGTATCTTGACAAGGACGATTTAAGGAATGAGTTAGAAGATATGATTAAACGATTCATTAAACGGACAGAAAAGAAAATCAACGAAAATCTATAAATCATCAATTATGACACAAAAAGAAGCATTAAAACAATTAGAAAAGTACTGTCATGCTAATCGAATGCATCTAACCGCTTCGTCATTCTCTTATGGGTATTATGCGTTCGTAATACACGACGAATCATTTACCGGGGATAGAGTAATAGAAGGGGGCATTCCATGTCACAGGATAAGCGGGTATCTGAAACCCACAGAATTGTTGATATGGATTGATGGGTATCATGCAGGATTGCAAAATTCAAAACTAAATAAAGGGGATATAGAATGAAATACAAATTCAGAATAATCGAAACCTACTCGAAGGTAGTGGAGGTAGAAGCATAAAACATGGATTCCGCTCATGAGAAAGTAGAAGAAATGATAAACACAGAAGAAATCGCCCTTACTGACGATGATTTTGAAGACATCGAAATTTACCCTTATGGAAACCAAAACAAGTAAAGCTATATCCCTACTCCACTCCGGCTATTTGAAAGAAGCATTAGCTATATTCTCTACTTTTCGAGTTGGTTTCTCCAAAGAAGAACGTAGAACATTGAAGATAGCACATGAATGCCTATCCGGTAATTCTGTTTTCTATCGACAACTCGGAATTGATACCAGCGCAGAGGTGGAGAAAAGCAAGTCAATTTTGATTGCTAAATACCTGTAAATCAAAAAAGTTAAACAAAGTTTAAGCGCATGAAATAAAAGACATAACTCATTGGTATTCAATATATTATTTATATCTTTACATGTCAAAAATAACAAATTAATCAATAAGAGCAATGAGAACAGCAACATTGAAAGAGCCATATAAAGGCTATAGAAACATAATTCTAATCGAATATTGGCCGAACATACATAAATGGGAAGTCGAGATTTGTGGAAGTGGTAAACATATTTTTGTATATGAAGAAGAATTTGAGGAGGATTAAGCCATGACATACGAAGATTTGAAAGAAGAAGATGTTAATAAGATGCGGAATCTTAATCGCAAGAATCACTACTGTCTATCTTGCAAAGAATTGGAATCACTTGCCAAGAAACATCAAAACCATCGCAAAATTGGTGATGAATATACCTGTTTACTTATAGAATATCGATTAACTGATATAAATTTCCATACCGAAGCGTCATTGTTACACGCTGGAGAATATGAAAAAGTCATAGAAATAATAAAAACGTGGTAGTTTAGACAATTTTAGCACTAAAAGTGCATGAATTTCATATACTTTTTATATATTTACACCGTAAAAAGAACAAAAAAATGAAGATTTTTACATCGTATTTCGGTAATATCCGAAAACTGAAAGAGGCGGAAGTTAATATGATTTGCGTAGCAATCGGAAAACCCAGATTTATAGCTGGTATTCCACAAATGCTGAATGTTTGCCCGACTCGTTATATGGTAAGTGGACCTTGTTCCCACGATGAATACCTAAAACTTTACGACAGAATATTGGCAAGCCAAGATGCGAACCAAGTCGTGAAACAAATTGAAATGTTAAGCGGAGGAAAAGACGTTGCTCTTTGTTGCTACGAAAAACCGGGTGATTTCTGCCATCGCCATATTTTGGCAAAATGGATCACAGAAAATACTGGTATTGAAATCACAGAATTTGGAGTTGTTGAGAAGAAAGAGCCCAATTATGAACAAGCGAGTTTGTTTTGAAAATAATGCCAACCATCAATAGCGTTTGATGGGATGCTGTCAGATTTGCCAAGCAAGCGGTGGTTTGACAGCATTGGTTTGGTTGAATGGCGAAGTGATTAACGCAACGGTCTGCAAAACCGTTATTCGTGGGTTTGAATCCCACTTCAACCTCAGAGATAAGAAATAACGACCAAAGTACAAGGAAGGGCAGTGAAAATTCTGATAAACGGTTTGCAGGCTGCCCATATTGCGGAAATAGCTCATCGGCAGAGCGTTGGCATTCCAGCCAAAGAGTGGGGTTCGATTCCCTGTTTCCGCTCAACCCTTATAGTAGCGATAAGCAAAAGCAAGAACATTAAAGCTTGTGCAGTTTACGGGGTGATAGTAATTGCTATCTTACACGACTGAAAGAAGCCGAAGAATTGCATAAGTGTTCTTGCAAGTAGCTTGGATTTGTGTTTAGTCCTGTCGGGAATACGCTTGGCAGACTTAGCACAAAATGTATATGAAGTTATATACAACTTAAATATATGGACGAAAAAACGATAACAAATCCTTTAAATCAAGGACAAGAGAACTCTAATGATCCTATCAAAATTACAGTGTTAGGGTGTGGTAATGTAGGTGTAGCCATAGCAGCAGATTTATCTATTGGCGGACACGACGTTTCTTTGATTAAAACCTCCCACTCGAAAGAATCAGTTTTTTACAAAATCCGTCAGAACAATAACCGTGTATTGCTGAAAGAGAACTGTAGTTATAGAACTGCTGTAATCAATGAAGTATCTCATGACATTAGCAAAGTAACAAAAGCTGATGTCGTCATTGTGACAATTCAAAGTACCTATCACGAAAATCTTATCGAGAGAATAAGCAAGTTTCTCAACGGGAGCCAGATTGTAATTTGCATTTGCAGTTATATGTCATCTTTCTACTTCAAAAAGCACTGTTCTTCAATGCCAGTCATAGTGGAAACTGCTGGCCCATATCTTGAAGGACGAATAGAAGAAGATGATGTCCCCGGAGAAGTCGTATTCCGGGTTGGGTGCAGGCTTACAAGAAGCCCATTGTCTATCTTCCAAAAAGAAATAGCAGGGGAGTGTATGGATAGAATCCGTCAACTATATAAAGGTTTCAGCAACGAATACTCAGTATTGGAATCCGCATTACTCAACCCTAATATGGTTTTGCATACCGTTGGATCCATAATGAGCATTCCAAGAATAGAATACAGCAAGGGAAACTTCTGTATGTATAGGGAAGCATACGCCCGTGGTAATGATGCGACCTTTAAGGTTATGCTGGATTTGGATAAAGAGAAACGCAAGGTTTTAGAACGATTAGGTTGTAATCCTATCGATATTTTTGTCGCAGGAGGTTTTCTCGGTGACCCTATAAAGAGTTTTTACGAATACTCTGAATCCAAAGATAGGGCGATAAGTCCTACTTCAGTGCGTTCAAGATACATCACGGAAGATGTTTCACAAGGTCTTATCCTGTTGGAAAGCATTGCCAAAAGAATAGGCGTAGACGTTCCCATTACAACATCTCTCATCAATATTTCAAGTGTAGCTTTAGGAGAAGATTTTAGAGAAAACGGAAGAACTATCCAGAGATTAGGTTGCGAAAAGTATATAGAAGAACTTTGCGAAACAAGATATGGATATTAGCACAGACATAAAAACACGTACATTTGGTGTCGAGATTGAGATGTGTAATCTTGATCGTAGTAAAGTGTCATTGCCAACAGGATATTCATGGAGTAAGGATGAGGATATTGTTAACACAGACGGGACGTGTAATAAGAGATTTGGTGGCGAAATTAATACTCCACCGCTAAGACTTTGCTTGAAAGATTTGCACGAATTGAAAAGTGTATATGAATCTATGGTAAATGCAGGAGGTGTAATCAAATGGAGCGTCTATACACATGTCCATATCTATGCTGGGGATTTGTCGGTGGAGCAATTAAAAAATATCTTTCTTTTCTTTTATGTATGCTATCCGTTCATCAAAAAGTATGCGAATATCTCAGAATGGGACGAAATGGTTTTCAATCTCATGCCGATTCCTACTGAAAAATATTATAATGGTGTTTTGCAATCCAAAACATTTGACGACATAAGAGAATTATTTACTAACAATTCAAAGAAAGGTTTTATCCGTCACGCAATTAACATATCATCATATTTTAAGACTAAGACTATAGAGTTTCTCACCTATCATGCTACAACAGATTTTTATATGGCGATGAATTGCGTTTACTCTACGTATAGAATGTTTTATTATGCCATAAATCATACGTTGAATGACTTTCAATTACTACATACCTACGAGGAGTTCAAAAAAGTTACCGGACTGAAATACGAAACACCTAAGGAGCTTATTCCGCTACTCTATCAAGGCAACCCATACAATGCGATAGAAACGTTTCAAACAAGACCGATAGCATTCAATTCCAAACAGGCTTCGGCTCTATATGAGGCAATGAAAGAACATGGGCACAAAGAGGTATGCATAGTAAACAGCTTTTTATATAACTATGAGTTGTTTTTCATGGATAAAATGGATGTGTCTATTTTTAGTCAAGACCCATATTGCCATTTGCTGTATTTGCTATCCAATGGAAAAATGTCGCTGACGTATAACAACAGTCTGGAATGGCTGGAGCAGTTCAACAACAAGACACCATCAAGGCAGCTTGCGTTGGCTCTGTATGCAAAGGGCTTGCAGAAGTTCTGTATGAGCCAGTCTGCAAGGAACGATGCTATTCTCGATGCGATAAAGTATAAGGCAAAAGAGTCCATTGAATACACGGAGAAGTCAAGTGAGAGGCTTATGTCGCTGCTTACTACCTGTGAATACCATCGAGGCTCTCTTCAAGAAGCAATTGATGGAAAGAAAGTCATCTATTTTAACTATGGTAAGGATAAGTTCTTAAAGAGGGCGTTCAAGCTGATACGGGAAAACAGTGATATGGAATCGGACATTCCCGTTATAAGGAATGACTATTACGAATTGGTGGAAAGGTTGCCAAAAGACACTTGGTTTTACTTCATCAGCAATAGTCCATACCTTAGTAATATGCACAAAGTTGCTATCTTCAATTCTTCAGGAGGCGAAAGGTGGTCGGCTGGTCGTTATCTTTATTGCAACAAACCTTGCATAAACAGTCAGTCAAACACTTCATACTCATCCAGTATTGATACCGTTGATGAGATAGTTCCGCCTGATGATTTGGGTATAGATAACCCGGATGCTCTAAGGATATTGAAGGTAAAACCGGGTTACTTGAAAGGATTGCAGAAGAAGTATGTCAAGAAAGTGGATTCTGTAAGTTCATCCACATATCCTTTTGTAGTCATGTACGGCAAGTACACGCTGGGTGGTTTTGGATTCACGTTACCACAACACAATGGGTATGATCTGTTTCAACTTACTGATTTTTGCACGAATAATGCAATTCCTAAACTTAGTAAGTTTATTTTGTACTGCATACAAACAAAAGAAGTACAAAGAATATTGAGCCGCTCTATGCACAAGTTAGTGGAGAAGGTTATCAGCTGTGCTTATACCCACAAACCGGTAAGTATGAAATATCGGGGTGTTTATACAAAAGTGAAAGAGCATTGCACATCATCATATCTTGCTTATAGCGGGCAACTTGGTGTGTATTCAAGCTATAAGGAAGTAATAGAAAAATACCATAAGCTATTAGAAAATGGACAACGAAAATAGATGGAAATACGATCAGGTGGCCATCAGCCTTATAGATGAGGCGGAAATGAACGCCAACGAAATGACTGGAGAGGATTTTGCCGCCCTATGCGATAATATTGGCAAATCCGGATTGAGTAGCGTCCCGTGTTGTTACAAAAAACAAGACGGAAGATTTGTGATGATAAGCGGGCATCACAGATTGAGGGCTTGTAAGAAACTGCGTTACTCCAAGATAGGCATTCTTTATTGCGATGAAGATGAGCTTACGAAAGATGAGATTATAGCAATCCAGCTTTCCCATAACTCCTTACATGGAGAAGATAACAGGAATATCTTGAAGAAATTATTTGAACAAATTCAGACCATCGAGTTCAAGAAGTTCGCCCACATCAACATTGACGAAATTACACCGGTTGATACGAACGGTATAGATATATCCGTGATGAAGGAGACTTTCACTTTCTCCATTATCCTTTACCCAAACTCGTTTGATGCACTAGACAGTCTGTTTGGGGACATAAGGGAGCAGGCGAAGAAAAGCGACATCGTATTGATTGCAGACCATGAACCTAATGAGGAGATGCTGCTTAAGTTGCAGAAAGAAATAGGAGACCAATTCAACATCAAGTCTCCTGCAATATGCTTTTCTAAGCTGCTTGATCTAGCAAAGGAACGTTTAACCGAAATACAGAAAGACAATGATTTGGGTAATAGCGAATCGTAAAGAGGAAGACGGCAGCTTTCCCACGTACAAGTATTATAAGAAAGCCTTTGCCGATGGTAAAATAGACATATTTTGTGCGGATAAGGATGATGATTTCTCTTTTCTCACGAAAGAGGATATTGCTTTTATTCGGGCAAGAGACGAGAACATCAATCAACATGTTAGAAAAGCTCAGGAAAGAATCGGATTTGCGTCCACGCTTGAATCTTCGCAGACTAACTATCTTACTCATGATAAGGAAGCTGTTAAATCCGAATTGTACAAATGTGGCATTCCGTTTCCTCTGACAGTTAGTCCCAATGATGTGGAAAGAGGTTTCGCATATTTCGTTAAACCAAAGTTTGGCGAGAATAGCGTCGGAATAGATTCAAACAGTATATGCTTTACTAAGTCGCAGGTCATAAATAAATGTCTATTTCTTCACAAACAAGGCATAGAACCGATGATAGAACGTTACATTGACGGGAGTGATATAACCACTTCTGTAATATACTCAAAGAAAGATAGCTCTTTAAAGACATACTCTGCTTTTACGAATGCCAATAACACGGATGGCATACAAACGGATGAAACAAAGCGAAATTACAGCTTCAGTGCATCTGCCTGCAAAGATGAATTACTTGACAGAATTGCGAAGAAAGTGTTTGAAGCGGTAGGTGCTAAACATTACCTTAGGATAGATTTCAGAATGTCCAACCAAGTACCATATGTGATAGATATTAATATGATTCCCGGACTTTCTCCCAATGGATATATGGCTAAGTGCATGAAAGAGCATGGCATAGAGTACAATGATTTTATACGAATGGTCGTAAACAGTGCGTTCTAACTGATAATTAAAAACAAATAGAAATAAGCAAATTCAACATTTAAAAACTGTGATATGGCACGATACAAGAAAATCCCGTATGAAAAGGTCGCTGAGGTTTATACTAAGAAAGCTGGTAATATATCATCTACGTGTACTTCTCTCGGCATAGACCGAAATACATTTACCGCATGGCGTAAAAAGTACCCTAAATTGAATCAACTACTGTCAGATGTTGATGAGAGTTTAATCGATTTTTCTGAAAGCAAATTGCTTGAACAGATTAACGCAGGCAACCTTACAGCCATCATATTCCATCTCAAGACAAAAGGCAAAAAACGTGGCTATGTGGAAAGCGTTGAGCAAAACGTGAATGTCAATCCATTTGAGAAACTGATGCAAGAATTGCCTGATGATGAGGAATGAGCCATGTACGCAAGGACATACGCTACTTAAAGTCATGGATAGAAGACTGGAATAGGTTTTGCCGTGATGTTTTGAAGGTTCGTTTAGACAGCGAGCAGCAATCTATCATATCCTCTGTCCAGCACAATCCTATGACAGCTGTTGCATCAGGTACAGCTCGTGGTAAGGACTTCGTTGCAGCATGTGCTGCTATGTGTTTTATGTACCTCACTCCACGTTGGAAAGATGGCAAATTATCCAAGAATACAAAAATTGCCATGACTGCACCAACAGCAAGGCAGGTATATAACATCATGATGCCTGAAATCTCACGACTATTTAGAAATGCAGAATTTTTACCCGGTCGACTTCTATCTGCCGGAATAAGGACTAATTATGAAGAATGGTTCCTGACGGGGTTTAAGGCTGGTGATGACAATACTGAAGCATGGTCTGGGTTCCACGCTGTGAATACAATGTTCGTCGTTACTGAAGCATCGGGTATTTCAGAAGCAACATATAATGCTATTGAAGGTAACTTACAGGGAAATTCCCGTTTACTCATCGTGTTTAATCCTAACATAACTACGGGTTATGCCGCACGAGCCATGAAATCCAATCGATTTGCGAAATTCCGGTTAAACTCACTCAATGCAGAGAATGTAGTCAAAAGGAAATTAGTCATTCCCGGTCAAGTAGATTATGAATGGGTAAAAGATAAAGTGATAAATTGGTGTTCTCCCATTCAGAAGGCAGATTTTAATGAAGGAGAAGGTGATTTTAAGTGGGAAGATGGTCTATACCGACCTAATGACCTTTTTCGTGTCAAGGTACTTGGTATGTTTCCAAAAGTCTCCGAAGATGTACTTATTCCGTATGAATGGATAGAGCTTGCAAATGATAATTGGAATCGTTTACAAGAAGAAGGTTTTACACCGTCTAAATCATGTAAGATTGGTTCTGATGTTGCTGGTATGGGTCGAGATGAAAGTGTACTTTGCCCTCGATACGGAAACTATGTCCCTAAATTTGAAATTCACCAATCTGCTGGAAAAGCGGATCACATGCATGTCGCAGGAATGCACATCATATATCTTTCTGACAAAAAATCCAAAGCGTACATCGATACAATAGGAGAAGGAGCTGGAGTATATTCTCGACTGGAAGAACTCGGATATAGGAATGTTTATTCTTGCAAGTATTCCGAGAGTGCAAAAGGCTTGCATGACCTTACCGGACAATATGAATTTGCCAATATGCGAGCTTACTGCTATTGGTCTTTACGTGATTGGCTTAACCCTAAGAACGGTTTTGGGGCGGCTATTCCCCCTTGTGATAAACTCATGGAGGAAGCAACCGAAACACACTGGAAGTTCCAAAGCGATGGACGGATTATAATTGAACCGAAAGAAGAAATCAAGAAACGTATCAAACGTTCGCCAGACTATATGGATGCACTTGCTAATACATTTTATCCATTTGACTATGATTTTATTAGTGACGAAGAATTACTAAAAGACTTTTTATGATCGCTATAAACCTCTATCTTTGCATCGAAGACTGTCTTATTATTTATTAATAATTGCAGTTTTCATTGCTCTTATGTACGCCGGCTTGTGAAAGTCGGCGTTTTTGATATTGCAATATCCAAGTTACCAAAAGTTAAACTCTTGATTATGAGTAAAATAAGGCTGCAAATATTTGGTTAACTCACTGATAATGAGTATCTTTACAATACTAAAACAAACCAATATTACCAACAATTAAAAGACAAAGAGCAATGAGTACTGTAGATAAATCAAAAATTAAAGCATTTTTCTCTGACATCGAAAAAATGCTTACGGTAAATGGCGATTACATTTTAGTAGATGATAATATTGAGCTTCAAAGCTGGTGTATTTACACCGTAAAGAATGGTAAGCTCTATGATAACATATCTTTCGATATGGAGCCAAGAGCCTATAATAAAGATGATTTTAATGATCTTAAAGATTATTCAGAGGGTATGCAATTCGCTTTACTTACTAAACAATTTGAATCTTATTATCCTGATTAACAAGTAAAATAAGAGTAATGAAACATTCAGAAGAACAAATAAAAGAAATAATGTTAGCCTTATACGAACAACTTGGCAGACATAGATTTGTAGTTATGACAGGATCAAAATTTACCGGTTACATGGAGAATGAATCTGGTGACCTAGAGCAGGTTATTAAATTGAGCAAAAATAAATCTGGCGCAGATAAATTAATTATTACTTATGAAGAAGGTAAGGATACTTATTCTATGAGATTCATCAAATCCCCGAAATTAAATAAAAAGACTTTTTCTTTTTCCGAGGCCAAAGAGGTCTTCTTTTCGAGTGATATTTATGCTGAACAGTTGCAAGAAGTGTTCACACAAGTGACAGGCTTATATACTCATCTTTAAACATAAAATCGATGAAAGCAAACAATCCTAACTACAAATTCGAAATAGCATAACTATTTAATACATAAGAGCAATGAAAAAGAAAGCAGTAGAATACAGCATAACAGCAAAAAAACAAGATTTTGAAGTTGTCAAAGTTTATTCTTCTATAGACTCTGCTAATTTCGCAAGAAAGTTCTATCATGAAGATATTCTTATTTACGAAAGTGCATTCATTATATTGATGAACAAAGCCTGCAATATAACCGGGTATGCTAAAATCTCTCAAGGAGGAATATGCAGCGCATTAGCTGACAAAAGATTGATTGCCAAATATGCTATTGATACCCTCTCTACTAATGTCATATTCGTTCATAATCACCCAAGCGGTAACAAAAACCCTAGTAATGAGGATATAAAAATGACTCACTCCCTTAAAAATCTATTAGATATATTTGATATAAAATTATTAGACAGTATTATTCTAACTGAAAATGATTATCTTTCAATGAACGATGAATGCCTTATATAGTATCTCAGCTGCAACCTCACACGCAATTTTCAGATTCACTGATGAAACAATCTTTGCCATTCTCAATAGAATAACTGGATAATAACGCAAATTCACTTCCACTTGCCTTTGGTTACTTGATGATAAATCTCTCATTCCCAGCCATCTTGTTTTTGTCTTGCTTTGTCTTATTCTTTATTAACCTCTTTTCTTAAAAAAAATAAAACTCGATCAATATTTTATTGAAAAGTGTATGAAATTCATATACTTTACTGTATATTTGCAAAAAGCGTATGAAGATGTACGCCACCCGACTTGTCGTAAACACCTGTTTGTCCGTTTAGGCGGAGGCACATCTGAAAGAAGATGCGAATAGTCTGCTGGCTACATTGCTACGCAGACTATTTTTTTGTTTAAACCTAAATGAAATGAACAGACAACAGCAAGTTTTCGTAAGGTTGAAACTTAAAGCGAAGGCGTTAGGGTTCAACGCAAAGGAATTGAAGGGTATCGCCGCCAAGATTGCCGATAACCTGAAATCCGCAGAAGATGCCTCAGAAGAGGATGTAAACGCAGAAATCGACGAGCAGATAGAAGCGGTTCTCCCTTACCTCACTTTCGGCCAGTCGCAAGCCAACCGTTTGCTTGACGAATGGAAGAAAAAACACCCCGAATCAGAAGAAGAAGAAGATGATGATGACGACGTTGACGATGACACGTCAAAAGGCGGCTCTCGTCCAGCTGGTTCAAACAAGAAAAATCCCAACAACAAAGGAAATGAACAAGACGAAGAACCCGCATGGTTTAAGTCTTTCAGAGAGCAACAGGAAGCCCGTTTTGCAGCATTGGAAGGTGAAAAAGTTTCTAACTTGCGTAAAGCAAAACTTGAAGCCCTGCTGAAAGACACTGGAACATTCGGTTCAAGTACCTTGAAAAGCTTCTCTAAGATGAACTTTGAAAGTGATGACGATTTCGAGGAGTTCTATTCAGATGTTGAGGAAGACCTGAAGAATTACAATCAAGAGCGTGCAGATGCAGGTTTGGCAACATTGGCAACCCCTCCTGCTGCCGGAAGTAAAGGTTCGGGTAAACAAGACGAAGTATTAACCGACAAAGAAGTTGAAGATTTAGTCAACACTTTCTAAGTCAAAAAAGAAATTGTAACAATGGGTGCAACAGCAAATTTATCAAGCGAAATGGAAGTTCTCAATGCCGGAATGGATTCTGTCGTAATCCGGCATTATGTAGCTGGCATTATCGGAGGTCGTACTCTTGACGTATCAAATTATAACCTTCCGGTTATTAAAGCCGGGCACGTTGTTATTCGTGATCCGTCAACAGACACGTACAAACCTATGCCCGTAAAATCATCTGGTGATGGATACGACTCACTTCCCAGTTCTCATGAATATGTAGGAGTAGTTGTATGTACAAAACCAACTAGTGAACCATTGGTTGGTATTATGTATAGTGGCGAAGTCAATGATTTGGCGAGTCCATACCCCATAGACGACATAAAAGCGGCTATGAAAACGGCATTGCCAACTCTTGTATTCTTACACGATTAATGTAGAAAGGAGGTAAAAAATGAAAGAATCACTATTTATTGAATACATCAGAAAGATTTTCCCGAAACTTCAAACCATCATCGAGAGAATCAATGGTAAGCGAGGCAATCAGCTTACATATCTTCACAAGACAATGCTTCGCAAAGAATATTCCGCAGACCAAAAGTGGGAAAGTGCATCAGTTAACACAACTTATGTTGCGGCCGACATGGTAGCAATGGACTCACCTCTCCCTCCTAAGATGAGAGACTCCATTGCTCACGCAAATGGTACATTGCCAAAGGTCGGAATGAAAAAAATTCTTCGTGAGACTCAGATCAACACAATCAACATCATGAAAGCTCAAGGAGCTGCGTTCACTAATATAGCTAACAAGCTAACCAACGATGCGGTAGCTTGCTCTGTTGGTATCGATGAAAAGAACGAAGCAAACTTTTTAACTGCTTTATCTGATGGAGTTGTAATCGTTGAAGATGAAAACAATACAGGAACTGGATTGCGCATAAATTTCAACTATTTACCGCAAAATAGCTTTGGTGTAGAAACAGCTGGAACTATTTCTTCTGATGACATAAAGCGTGTTATTGCAAAAGCTGACGCAGATGGTAACTCAATTACAACGATAGCAATCTCGTTATCGACTTACAATAAAATGAGACAAGAACAATGGGCAAAAGAATTGGTTGCCAACTATCGAGGTCAGACATTCGACAGCAACACTAAGTTACCTGTTCCTACTGCTACATTGTTTGACGAAGCATTTGCCGATGACAACAACGGAATTACATTCTTAAAGATTGACCGTACAGTCATTTCTGAGAAAAATGGTAAACGCATTCCGTACAAACCGTGGAATGCGAACAAACTAATATTCCTTACTACACAAGAAGTTGGCGCATTGGTTTGGGGCACACTTGCAGAAGTTACTAATCCCGTAGCAGGAGTAATTTATTCCACGGTAGATGAATACAAACTTATCAGCAAGTATTCTAAAAATGATCCTTTGCAGGAATTTACAAGTGGTCAAGCATTAGTTCTCCCTGTTATTGAAAACGTAGACCAAATCTACTCTCTTGACATCTCAGAGGCTCAAACGATTGACACTACCGAAGAGGGAAAAGATTCTACCGATAAGAACATCACCATTTGGGGACAAGCTTACATAAAAGCAAACTTCGTCGCAGAGTTCAATAAAATAACCGGTAAAAACTTATCGACGACTATTCCAGACGATAAGTTAATTGCTGCTGTAAACAAATTGAATGATGCCGATGAAGCTAAGCTCAAAAAAGCTGTTGAATCATATAAAACAACAAATGGAGATAGTTAAGCCATGAAGACAATTCAGCAAGCTCTTATAGACGAAATACATTACCCTATTCCAGAAGGTTTTGTAGAGAATGTGATGATAAAACGCAAACTCAATCCAGTTGGTGATTGCGATTCAGATACAATGAACTCAAAGGAGTATATGGGAGCTTTGGCTGATTGTCTTTGGTCTTTAGTTCAGGCTATCAATTTTTCTGAAGCAGACAAGTCTTTCGGTTCTTTATCAGATAAAGACAAAGAACGTATTCTGTTACGTGTTAACTCAATCTATAATGCCATTGGTGAACCTTCGGTAGAGTTGGAGGCAAAGCCAATGGTATATATAGGTGACTGCCTTTTGTAATATGTCAGTAATAAGACTATATCCACACAGATTGCAGTACCTCGTATCAAAAGATGGTTACGAGGATAGCAATGGTGATTATCATGAAGGAGAAACTAACTGGGAAGGCTGTATTGAATGCGACGCAGTTCCTGCTGGTAAAGCCTCTGAAAAAGAGTTTGACGATGGTATTGTAAGAAGCTATTCATATACAGTTTATCTACGTGCAAATTGTCGAACATTCATGATCGGTGACAGGATTAAGATACATCTGCTTGAAGGAATTGAAAGGGAGTTTAGTGTGAAAGGTTTCCATCGCTACCAGAAACAATGTAAACTATGGGTATAAGAATGACCACCAAGCTAAGCGAAGTGCATGACATGCTCATGAGAGAAGCAGAGCGTGTCGAGCGTCTTACTATTCGTGCTTTATCCAAACTTGGCGAACAATGCGTTACAAAAATTCGTGATAGAGCAGGTGATAAAAGTTGGTACGACCAAACAGGCAACTTGCGTAGTTCGGTTGGATATGTGATTGCTCATAATAAGAACATCATTCAATACTCAACTTTCAACCAAGTGAATCAAGGTTCAGAAGGTGTAAAAACAGGTAAAGACTTAGCGAAAGAACTTGCTAAAAGATATTCTAATAACTATGTACTTATCGTAGTCGCCGGAATGAACTATGCTGAATTTGTAGAAGCGATGGATAATAAAGACGTACTTGCATCAACCGAACTTTGGGCAAGAGAACAAGTTCCATTGATGCTTGAAAAACTTAAAAGACAGATTGCGAAATAATGAAATCCGATATTGAAATAGCTAAGTTCGTTTATCACAAAATTAAAGGTACAGAACTCGAACGTAATGTCTCCGGTAAATTGAGTGACAGAGGAAGGCCCAACAAATCTGATAAAGAAGATATAGTCATATCTGTTCTTGCAAATGAAGGTTGCGGGCAAATACAACGAGCCTATGTGAATGTCAATATATATGTCAAAGACTTATGGGACTCTGAAACCAAAACATGGGAAAAAGATTCAATCCGAATTCGTGAATTATGCGAACTATCGAAGTTTTTATTCTCTATACGAAAAGACGAATATCATACGGTTCCATCACAATGCAGTCAAAAAACTGATTCAACAGGAGTTTCATTTGAAGACGGACATACAGAGCATTTCATTAATAACAAACTGTACATAGAGATAAATAACGAATAAATTTTTAATATAAATTAGGTATATCATGGCAGTAATAGGATGGGGTAAGCCCCGTGTATTTATAAAAGATTTGGATGCTTCTGCTCCTAAATGGGAGGAATTACCTACCCCTGTGGAAGATTCTACACAGTTGACAACAACAAAAGGAGATAAACAAGAAGCAAAAATCGAAGGAGGCGAAAATGAGGATGTAAAGTATGGAAAGAATACCTATGCTTTGGCATTGAACATTCGTGCCGCAAAAGGACGTAAGCGTCCTGTAAGTGATAGCGATGGTGTTGTTGCACACAATTATGCTGTTGTTGTTCAACCGGAAGACCCAGAAGTTCAAGGTTTCTGCATGGAGAAAACGACAGTTTCCGTTGAAGACACTTTTACTTCTGCTGACGGTGGTGTTTGGGCATACACTTTTGATGCGTTGAAAGCAGCCGCCGATAAAAAACAAATTCAGTGGGGTAAAATCATCGTGACGGAATCCGGTGGAAACATCAGTAAAATTGAATGCGATCCTGAAGATGAGTCTGGAGACGGTGATAAATTCGAAGTAGCTCCTAATCCAAGTGTTGGTGGATAATTCAATAGGTTGTAGATAGAGCCAAACGTGGGGGCTTCGTACCCACGTGTTCTGCGTATCTAGTGTAACGGTAGCACATATACACTCCATGTATAAAGTTGTGGTTCGACCCCACAGTTGCGCTCAATATAATTTATTTTGCATGGACAAAGAAGGGAAAATAATAGAAATGGATATTGCAGATACTATCATGGAAAGACCTTATGAGTTCCATATAGGAGAAATGCAATTCTACTTATACCCTGCCACATTGGGTAAAATATACCTTTTATCACGTCTTACCGAAAATTTAGAAATAAATAAAGACTTCCTTTCTATAAATCCATATATGGAAGCATTACGATTATGCGATTCCAAAAGAGATATTATATGCAAAATATTGTCTTACCATACATTCGATAAAAAGGAAGAATTATTCAATAGCCACCTAATAAATGAAAGACGAAAGCTATTTGAAGACAACCTATCGAATGAAGAACTTGCTCAACTATTCATAATAGTGTTATCAAAGGATAACATTGACCAGTTTATTCAACACTTTAAGATTGATATTGAGAAAAAAGAACAAGAAAAAATATCAAGAATCAAGAAAAAGAAGTGTAACACTATAACCTTTGGAGGTAAAAGTATTTATGGTACTTTGATAGATATAGCCTGCGAACGCTATTGCTGGACTATGGACTATGTTGTATGGGGTATTAGTTATGCCAACCTGCATATGTTACTTAATGATTACATAACATCTATATACCTTACTGACGACGAGATAAAGAAATATCATATATCTACGGACCGAACATTTATAAACGGGGACGATCCTAAAAATATGGATAAAATAAAAGGCATGAAGTGGGACTAAAACTCAATGAATTTACCTCGGTCGTATTCACTATAAGAAAAACATATATTATGTAAAAGTGCGTTATTATCCTCGTCAACATTAATTACTTTATATCCATAAAAATAAAACATAGGCCATGTAAAGCCGTCAGGTTTATAAAGTATTACAGCCAAATATACCCCTGTTTTTATGTCCTCAAAAATATTTATTCCAGAAAACGTGTCAGATGTATATGCGGGAGTCAACTCATTACCCAACTTATCTCTTAAAACTTGAGAATCGCCGTACTCCATTGTAGACATATAGCTGTCATCAAAGTCTCTTGCTGTTTCATATTCATATAAGCGAACCAAAGAAGGAGATGCAATTTTATTATCACATTTTACATTAATCATTACTGATAATATCTCAGGATCATTATCTGAGCAAGATGTAATGGATAAAGCACAAACTATGATTAGCAAAAACTTTCTCATAATTCTAAAATTTGTATTAGTTACGTTTGTCATTTTTCTAATTCATTTTTCTTTGCAAGCCAATAATTCGCCTCTTTCAATGCCAAATCAAGACCCTCTTTAAGACCATCGGCATAATTAAAAATATCATCGATAGTCTCAATGTCAATCCATTCATTCGTCTTGTAGTTATCCTTTGGCAAGCATATTTTTTTACTCCGTTTCCCTATATAAATGCGGCAAATCCACCACCATGTACTACCATCTATGTTCACGGAAAAATAAGTCTTGTAGTCGTTATATTGAATACGAGATACATCTACATACTTCCTCAATATACTGCGCACAATGTTATAGGCATCTATCTCCTCTTGTGTAGTAACTATACCTTTTTCTCGGTCTTGAAATACTACACCATCGGGAAGTTTTTCTTCATTCATTTCGTTCGGCTGTTGATTTTCATTCTCAACCCCCTGTGGCATTTGCTTTTCCTCCTTATTCTCATTCTTCATAGCCACATTCAAACGGTCGGATATAATATCGTTAATCACCGAAGCAATGGATTTCTTAACAATAGGTCTATATTGGTCCACAAGTTTTGCCGTATATTTCCCATCATTAAGATTACGGACAAAATAACGTGTAAATTCATCGTCCGGCATTTGGAAATTACGATTAAGCATTTCTTTTACTTGTATCGTGATTTGTAACTCTTGTGCCGTACTCAATATATCTTGCTCATTATAATAAGACTTATGAAACTTTTTCAGTTGCTCAATATCGTTGTCCGATAAATCAAGCATATTCACCACAAGGAACGGCTTTTCGTCCATTATGTTCACCTTTTCTAAATCTGTATAAAAGCGATATTCTATTCCATTCGTCAAGACCCCAAACCTAGCCTTTGAAGCGACAAAATATCTTTGTAACTGAGTGTCATGTAAATTCAAGTTTTGTTTACAATGCTTGCATTCTATAAGTAGTATAGGATTTTCGTCCTTCATTATGGCATAGTCTATTTTTTCGCCTTTCCTCTTAACTAAGTCACAATCCATTTCCGGTACAACCTCAAAGGGATTGAATACATCATATCCCAATGCTGCTATCACAGGCATTACAAAAGAGGTTTTTGTCGCTTCTTCCGTTGCTATGCTATCCTTCTGTTTAGCAATTTTCTCTACAATCTGTTGAATTGTATCTTTGAAATCCATATCTTATGCTGTTAAGATTGTTTCGTCAAAAGTATAATACAATAATCATTTATTAAAATATTTATACTCACACATTAGTTAAACTTTATTAACTCTATTCTATTTTATCAAAAGTATATGAATTTCATACACTTTTGTATATTTGCAAATGATGTGATGTTACATCTACCCATTTTAATCGAAAAGACTCATGGCCGGACTTCATTTTGATATAACAGGCGACAATTCTAATTTTCTTCGTAAACTACGAGAAGTAGAAACCGGAGTAACCAATACTTCTAAGGAAATAGAAAAAAATGGATTGGGCATAGAAGATATGTTCAACAAAATGACGAAAGCAGCTGCAGCTTTTGGGGCTGGCTTTACAGCAAAAGAACTTATCCAAAATATTATACAAGTAAGAGGTGAATTTCAACAATTAGAGGTCGCCTTTACCACTATGCTTGGAAGTAGTGAAAAGGCAAACGTCCTTATGGCTCAGCTCACAGAAACAGCCGCCAAAACTCCATTCGATCTACAAGGTGTTGCCAATGGAGCTCGTCAATTACTGGCTTACGGTACTTCTGCCGAAGATGTTAACGAGACTCTTATACGATTAGGGAACATTGCAGCTGGACTTTCACAACCTTTGGGAGACTTAGTATATCTCTATGGTACAACTATGACACAAGGTCGACTTTATACACAGGACCTAAACCAATTCACTGGACGAGGTATTCCAATGATAAAAGAACTTGCCAAAGAATTTGGAGTAGCTGAAAGTGAAATCAAAGGAATGGTAGAAGCTGGTATGATAGGGTTTCCAGAGGTTCAGAAAGTCATACAGAACCTTACCAACGAGGGTGGTATGTTCTTTAACTTAATGCAAGAACAAAGCAAAACCATTACCGGACAGATTTCTAACATAGGAGATAGTTTCTCGATGATGTTGAACGAGATCGGCAAAGCGAATGAAGGTATTATCAATTATGCATTATCCAGCGTCTCTTATTTGATAGAAAACTATGAAAAAGTAGGAAAAATACTAATTGAATTGGTCGGTACATACGGAGCATACAGAACTGCGCTTATGGCTATTACTGCATTACATAACCTTCAAGCTGCTGGTATTACTGCATTGACAGCTAAAGAGGCAATACATTATAGTTGGCTGGTGCTTACACAAAAAGCTCAATCCCTACTCAACAAGACTTTACTTGCCAACCCATATGTCGCAGTAGCAGCGGCAGTAGCAGCACTAGGTTTAGGTATTTATAAATTAGTCACTTATCAAACAGAAGCAGAAAAGGCACAGGAAAGGCTGAACGATGAATTTGGTAAAACCGAAGTGGCTGCATTAAATGAAATGTCCACATTAAGGGAACTTAATAGGCAACTTACGGAGGCTAAAAAATGGTCTGACGAATGGTATGCTATAAAAGAAAAAATAGTAAATGGCTATTCAAAGTATCTTTCTGGCATTGATGAAGAAATTGATAAAACAGGGTCTCTTGCTGGACAATATGAAAAATTAGAAAAAGCCATACGTAAATCTATGGCCGCACAAAATTATACCAATTTTGCCAAACAAGAAGAAGATATATACAATAGCGTCAGAGAAAAAAACTTAACAAAAGTATATGATGCATTTACAAAAAAATATGGAGATGAGTCTGGATTAAAAGTCTACCGAAATTGGTTAAACTGGCTGGATAGCGGTCGAGATATACCGACAGAAATTCAAAGGATTTTTAATGATGTATCTACTGGATGGGGAGAAAGTGCAAATACACTTCTATTTGAAATAAGGCGACAAGCTGAAATAAGAAATAAAAATTTAGAAGAATACAGAAACAAATATTTCATTCCCGAACCCTCATTTGATTCACCTACTGAAAATATTTTTACAACAGAAGGTAAATCCATCTCCCAACTTGAAGAAGAAATCAAGAAGGCTGAAACCTCACTTGCATCATTAAAAAAGGCCCTTGCAGACGGCAGCGGAACAAAAGAAGCAGTGGATCAACAAGAGGCTTATATCAAGTCGCTTCAAGACACTATACTTGAACGTGAGAAAGATTTGAGAGTAATCAATGAAGTCAAAACACAAATCTCAAAATTAGAGAAAGAGCAGGGAGAAACTGTAAGCGGAAGCAAGGAATACAATGCGTTACAATCACGAATTGACGCACTCCGTGCAAAGCTGCCTAAAACCAAATCTGATAAAGCGGCTGAAGATAAGCAAGCAAAAGAGCAAAAAGAGGCCGAGCAGAAACTTGTTGATGAACTTCTTGAGCTTCGTAAAAAAAATCAAGAGAAAGAAATCTCCCTCTGGGAAGAAGGTAAAGATAAGAAATTGAAGCAAATTAACTACTATTATGAAGAACAGAAAAAAGAAATTAAAAAGAAAGAGAAAGAGCTGGCCGAGTTAAACAAAGTAGCTAAGATTGAACCCTCCAAGCTTAATGAGAATGGACTAACAACTGAACAACAGGAAAATATTGATACCGCAAATAGGTTAAATGAAAAGAATAAGAATAAACAGACCAAAGAAATTCTCGATGATGAAATTAACGCAATGAACGATTATCTTGCCGCTTACGGGAACTATTATGAAAAGCGTAATGCTATTATTGAGCAAGGCGAATCTCGTAAGGTAGGCAAAAACGAATGGGAACAGAAGTCTATTGACGAAGAAACAAAAAGGGCACTATCTGATTTGGATATAGAGGCGAATAAATCTACGTCTGCCATAAGTAAATTGTTTGACGATATGCGTCAACACACAGTTGCAGATATGCGTCTCATTGCTAATGAAGCTGAACGAGCATTCCAATTCTTGCAATCAGGCGAATGGGACGAAAACAAAGGTCTTGAATTTGGTATGACAAAAGAGACCTTCGACACATTGCGTAAATCTCCCGAAGAATTAGAACGAATTAGAAAAGGTATAGATAATGTCCGTAATTCCGCAGATCAATCTGAAACGGGGTTTAACAAACTATCTAATGGTCTTAAAAAAGTATTCGATGCCGGTTCAAACACAAAAAAATTGCAAGATGGACTTGAAGAAATAAGAAGTGGATTGAGTGATATATTAAGTGTAGCCCAATTCCTTTCCGACACATTTTCAAATCTCGGAGAGGCTTTCGGATCTGATACACTGTCAGGCATTGCCGAAGGTATCAATGTGGCTATGGACGGCCTCAATTCAGCCATGCAAGGAGCAGAGGCAGGTGCTATATTTGGGCCGATAGGTTCTGCTGCTGGTGCTGCCATCGGTCTTGTCTCCTCTCTTGCTTCCTCTATCGCAAAAATCCACGACGCAAAAAATGAAAAACGGATTCAGAAATTACAAGATCAGGTAGATACACTTGACCGTTCGTATGAAAAGTTAGGCAAGTCCATTGAAACTGCTTACGGAAAGAGTGCTTCCAGCTTGATTGAAGACCAAAATAAATTGCTAGAACAACAAAAAGTACTTATTCAAAATCAAATTAAAGAAGAACAAGATAAAAAGAATACAGATAGCGACAGAATAAAAGAATGGGAAAATCAAATTGACGAAATAAACAATCTCATTTCTGATAACAAAGAAAAAGCTATCGATGTCATATTTGGGGAAGACCTAAAAAGTGCTATTGACAACTTTGCAGAGGCTTATGCAGATGCATGGGCTTCTGGCGAGAATAGGGCTAAATCTGCAAAAGATGTTGTAAAGCAGATGATGCAACAAATGGTAACAGAGAGCATTAAGGCAGCAATTAAATCCTCAAATAAGATGGAGGAAATACGCACTAAGTTGCAACAATTTTATGCCGACAACGTGCTTTCTCAATGGGAACAAGATTACATCAACAACATGGCTGAACAGCTTCAACAAGAAATAGATGCTCAATTCGGTTGGGCTGATAGTCTCATGGGAGAAAGTTCTACCACCGAACAAAAGTCGACAGCCGGAGGTTTTGAAACCATGTCACAAGATACAGCAACGGAATTAAACGGCCGGTTTACAGCGTTGCAGCTTTCTGGTGAAGAAATCAAAAATCAAATGATTTCAGCCGTAATCTCTCTAAATTCTCTTTTATCTGTATCAACTAATAGCAATTCTATACTAAATAACATTCTTAATCAACATGTGATTACGAATAGCTACTTAGAAGACATTGCAAAATATACGAAATTATTAATTGATATAAAATCCGATATAGCACAAGTCAATAGGAATACTAAAGATTTATAGATATGAATACAGTAAAAGAAATAATGATGGCTGCTTTACAAAAAGGAGCTTGTAATAAGTCTTATGGTGTTAGCGACTGGAAAACTCTAGTATGGTTGTTCTTTACACCACAAGGCATAGAGTTTTGTGAGAAGAACAACTTCCCTCCTATTGAAACGTTCCGTGAGATGAGTAATGATATTGCTAATTATTGCGTGTTTGTCGACACTAAAAATGTAAAAAGAAGTAATGATACCAATATTGCTTTAATAGGCAATACCAATGCGGAACTAGTATTTGACGATAATACTAGAGTTCACAAAGTTATACTCATGCATGGAGCCAGAGCTATAATAGTTGCCCGTAATTACGCAGTTATTAGACTTATAAACATACGAAATTGTCCTGTAGAAATCAATAAAGACAAAACTTCAGTTATACTTAAATAAAATGGCATCGGGAGAGTTTTACATAAATGGGAAAGACTGCTATACAACTTGGGGTATAAGTATGGATACATCATCTCTTTCCTCCTTAATGACACCGTCACCTTTAAAAGAGTTCATCGAAAACAAGTCTCGATTAGAACATGGCAAACGAGTCCTGTCCTCTAATCCTAAAATCGATGAACGAAATATCACTTTAACTTTTAACCTGACGGCAAAAACGGAAGAAGAATTCTTTTCAAGATACAACAACTTTTGTGAAGAATTGGCAACAGGCATAATAAATATAAAAACAAAGTATCAACCAAATATTACTTACAAAACAATCTATATTTCATGCAATCAATTTACGCAATTCATGAGAGGAATAGCACGATTTTCTCTAAAACTTGTCGAATATAATCCAGCAGATAGAAATTCATAAAAAAGTACATGTTTTTCATGCACTTTTATTATCTTTGACTGAAATCGTATGAAGATATACGAAACCATCATGATAGACATTAAAAACATACAAGGAGAGACTATTTTATCAGTTCCTATAACAGAAGAATGTGTTCATGTAGAGGAATTGATGAAATCCGATTATGTAGAATTGTCGTGGAACTCGGACCAAAATGAAGAGATTCCGGTAGGGGCTTATATCATACTCGATGGTGAGAAATATTCTCTTTTGGATCCATATAATCCAGAACAAAAGAACGAGTTCGAATTTCAATACAAACCACAATTTCATTCGAAATTTATATCATGGGGTAAAGTGCCTTTTTTCATGTATTCTTATGATGAGAATAACGAGATAACTAATCGGGAGCCGGATTGGTCTCTTACCGATAACCCGGCCAATTTCATGAGTGTTATTTGTAAGGCTATCGAGAACGAAACCGGGGATACATGGACTTACGCCGTCGATTCTTCTCTTAACGCTTCCACTTCTTTGTCTTTCCAATCAATCGACATATTGTCTGCCTTGAACAGTATAGCATCTGCGCTTGATACAGAATGGTGGGTTGAGAAAGATTCCATGATTATTCATCTGTCGAAATCCGAACATGGAGCTGTTGTTTCTCTCGAAGTTGGTGAAAACATCAATACACCTTCGGTTACGGAGGGAAAAGATGGGTATTATACCCGATTTTACGCATTCGGGTCAACTCGAAACATCGTACAGGAATACAAAGGTGCTAATGTCAACAATTTGGTCAACAAACGGCTGACTCTTGACCCTAAAAAATATCCGAACGGATATAAAGATATAAGGCCAAACCTTCAACAGGGAGAGATATTTAGCAAAATCCTCCAGTTCGATGATATATACCCTTCATCGGAACTCTCCATATCAGATGTCAGATTCCGCCTTATGTGGCGTATAGACTCGGAAACGAATGATAAAATACAGATAGGCACAGATGAAAACGGAGACCCTATATACGACCAATATGCGATATGGTATTTTCAAATACCGGAATTTAACTTCGACAATTCCCCTTATGACGAAGAAAAAAATCCGAATGGTATGCGTATACCAAATAAGGAACCTTCGGTACATTTCCAATCGGGGGCTTTGCAAGGTATGGAATTTGAGCTTATATACCATGATGAGAGTAAAACAATAACAAGTGATGATGGTATAAGCTTCGAAGTCAAAAAAGGAGATTTCGAGATTAAATATAAAGAGGAAGAAGGTAACTATATTATACCTGCTATTACGGGACTTATACCGTCGGAAAATGACGATATTATCCTATTCAACGTCAAAATGCCGGAAGAATATACAGATTCGGCGTACATACGTCTAGAAACGGCTATGAACGAAGAAATAGAACGGCTTTCTTCCGACCAAAACAATTACCGGTTTTCATCTAATCCTGTGGTGTTCAATGAAAACAATCCTGATTTATCCATAGGAAGAAAAGTCGAATACATAAACACAGGATATTCATATGTTACTCGTGTTATAAGCCTTACAACCAAACTCGACTATCCTTGCGAACAGACTATTACCATCGGGAACAACCTAATAAAAAGGAATACGCAAGAACTGAAAGAAGAGGTTGCATCTGCTAATAAGAATATCGACTTGATTTCTGCCATCAATGATATGACGGCTTCCTTGCAACAATCGTATCAACGGACTGTAAAACAAATGCAGGAAGGATTTGCCCGTATTAACGATATGTGGAAATTCGACACAGAGTTGGAAAATACGATATACTCGAAATTTAATGTGTATTCACAGGGTGGAATATCCGCTCTTGGTGTATGGCGTGGAGAAGGGGGTGGCGGAGGAGGGCTCATCAAGCTCGTTCATGGGTTCGACGATCTGGGCGGCGTGTTCGACAACACCACGATGACGGATACTTTCAACGCCTACACCATCAACGAGATTTGGAAACTCGCCAACGCCGGCGCATCTACGATAGGTACAGGCAATGTGGTGACGGCGGTCAGCAAGACAGCCCTCGGTATCGTTGTCACCAAAGGCATCACCCTGTACGATTGGGTGCAGCAGCCGAACAAGCCTACCTATTCGCTGGCCGAGATAAACAACGTGAGCGGTACATATACGGGGCTGACAGTCGGACGTGCGGTCGAATCGGACAATGCGAAAAAGTTGAACGGACTTGACAACGGGGCTTTCCTGTATAAAAGGGGCGGCATGTATGAGACAGCCACCGGAAACGGGTGGTTGATTCGCACGAAAGTCGAAGAGGCCGAGGCGGCTATGTTGACGTTGCATCTGATCGGAAATGGATATTATAGCCGACGAATTATCAATACGATCGTACAGGCGTATAATTATGCCCCGAACGATGTCGAGTTTACGGCTACGGCCGGTACGCATTTCGGTGACGATTTGGGTGACGTGAAGGTGTTCTTGTACGGGGGACACGTGTGTTTTTGGGTTTCGGCCAAGACCGATTACCAGACCTGCTCCATATTCGTCTATAACACATACGGGGCTTTGAACGGGACTTGCGAGAACTGTGTGGATAGCATATCGTTGTCTCCCATGCCGGCAGTCGGCGTGAGCAAGCTGACCGTGGTGACCCCGTCTGTCGCCTTGACGGATAACGATTCCATCGCCGCCGACAGGCTTAAAAATATCCGGACGATTTGGGGAAATCCGTTTGACGGATCGAACGATGTGTCCGGAAGTCTGTCGGGAGTCCGGGATATAACGATGGAGGGAGACATCGATGGAGCGAATGTAATCAGGGCTACGAGTATAAACCTTTCGACCGGGAGTAAGTCTGTCTCCATCTCCGCCGGAAGGATTGTGGCGACGAATAACATAAGGTCAAAGGAGAGTGTCACATCGGACGGTAACATCACGGCCGGAGGGGATATATCGTCGCAAGGCAATATCTCGGCACAAGGCTCGGTCACCGCTCTAACGACTTCGGACATGCGTTTGAAGCGAGATTTCGACTATACCCGAAGTTATACCGACCGCCTCTTGGCGATGGGCAGGGTATGCGATTTCCGATACACCGAAAAAGCACGGAAGCGTAACAAGGGCGGTGTGGACGGGGAAGCCCATACGGGGCTGTTGTACCAAAAGGTGAAAGAGGTATTGCCATCGATGGCCTACGAAACGGGGGACGGTTACGGGGCTCTGAACTACCTGTCGCCCGACTATATCAACACCATAGCCGGGGCAACGCAGGAGACCGCCCGTCTGGTTAAAGCCCTTATGGAAGATATAGAACGATTGAAAAAGGAATTGTCCGAATTAAAAGGGAAAGGAGGAAAGTGAGCCTATGGCCATCGATAAAAACAAGATAGCAGCCCCGATAGCGATAACCGACCCGTATAATCTGCTGGGGATTTATCCTTCAAACGGGATATGGGACGTGGCCGACATCGTTGCCCTCGAACGTCCCCTGTTGCAGGGTGGCCGTCCGGGACGTATCAACAAATGGAGTCGTCATAAACCCGTGCGCTATCCGCAGGCTGCACCGCTATCCGACAACTATCCTCAGCAATCCGGCGAGGTCACGACATACGTCGATCAATGGGAAGGAAGCGAAACGGATAAGAATCAAGGCATACGCTATGGCTTGAAAGCCACGATACCGCACGGCACGAATATCGTCGCTATCCATGATACCTCTTTCGAATATGTCGCCTATCCCCACCCGGGGACGGATTTTTGCCGCCTGAGCGATTTCGACGGCTACGACCACAATGCGGAACCTAATTTAACGGGAAGCCGGATCGACGAAATCAGTGCGGACGTGCCGTATCTTTTTGTCGATATTAATTATTACGACACTTCGGTGAATCCTACCGGCGTACCCGTCGAATCGTGGCTGGCGCTGGCCTCCGACAAGAGTATCGGCGATTATTACCCGGCTATTTTGGCAACCGATGGAAATGGAAGCAGTTTTGCCCGATTGCTGACAAACGCCTCTACAAACACCGTAACCACCTTGCGGGTGGGCAATGTGTGGTACTCCGCTTTCAAGGTAAAATTTTTCAGTGACGGTACTACTCCGCCGATACTTCCTGTCGGACAGAGCGACACATTTCCGGGGGAGGATTCGGTAGGGGCGAATTTGAAGGTGACATTGTTCCTTATCGATAAGAAGTCGTTCGAATACTGGACAGGGGTCGACAAACAGATTACCGTGGCGGATTATTTCCCCATACCCACATCGATAGCCATGACAGCCGAGATAAACAGCACATATACCCCGATTAAAATCGTGGATTTCACTTTCCTTTCGAGTTACTTTCAGGTGCGTATCAGTTTTCCGAACGGAAATCCTCCGGTGGGTGAGAAATACACCTTCCGCATTTCGGGGTCCGGATTCCTCGCGATATATGATTACGAATACAAGGGAACTGGGATTCTCATTTTGAATATCCCTTTGGGGCCGACGCATCCCGACCTTCCACCGGGAACCCATACCTATTACTTGACCTGTTCCGTGTATGGGGTCTCCTCGTCGGGTGAGGCCGGCGTTCAACTCGACTCCCTATCCAAAAACGTGACATTCGACATTCCCGACAGCGGGATATTATAAACCTATAAATACAAAACATTATGATAGAATTAGTAAAAATCAGCGAGAACATCAGCCGTTCGTTCAACGGAAAAGAGACTGTGGAAACCCTGCAAGCGGTCAATTACCGAATTATGGAAAACGGTGTGGAAAAAGGTCATGTCACTGTCGGGCAAGGCAGTTTTAACATGAATGTCTATTCCATGACCTCCACGGTCGAGGAAACGAAAGCTCTGGTGGAAAAAATGTTCAACGCATTATCCGATGGAAGCTCTGAGTGACAAAGATCCCATAGTGAAGTACTCATGGGAGGATATTAAGTTTACCATTGGCTTTGAGGACAAGAACGGGAGCCCGATCGATGCCGAGACGAAGAAGTTTAAGTTCATCTACAAGGACGAGGCCGGTTGTTGTTGCGAAGTGAGCTACGACGGAAAGACACGTAAAAACTGTGTGTTCCGTGACGGCGTGCTGTACGGCATATTCAATTCCGGGACTTTCCGCTATGGCTTGCTCACGGTCGAGAGGCACTACTGGATAGAGGATGCCGATTTCGATGACGGCAAATGGGACTATGGAGATGTTTACAAAACCAATATAATCATCAAGTGATATGGCAGATAGTGATTGCATAATCGTTCATGAGCAGGTGGTAGTGCCCGATGCCGCCGTGGTGGAGGAAATGGTTGCCTTGCCCGGTGAAAAAGGAGACCCTTTTACCTACGACGATTTTACGCCGGAGCAAATCGCCGATCTTCAACGCCCTGCGACAGAGGCGGCGGCAGTCGCCAATCAAGCGGCTGAAAATGCCAATAAAGCGACCTCGGATATAAAGGCTCTCGGTGTCAAGTTGACGGCAGAAGAAGCGAAACGGGAATCTGCTGAAAGCAGCCGTGCCTCGGCGGAGAGTGAGAGAGCCGAAGCGGAAGCTCTAAGAGAGTCGAGTTTCTCCCAAATGCAAACTACGCTCGAAGGACTTATTTCCGATACAAACACAGCCACATCGAACGCCAACACAGCGGCGGGAAATGCGGAGAATGCCGCAACGGCAGCTAACAACTCGGCAACTCTCGCTAATGAGGCGGCCGATAAAGCAAACCAAGCGGCGGAGAGCATAGACGATAAAATCTCCGGGAAACAAGACAGATTGATTAGTGGAGAAAACGTCGAAATAAAAGACAACATTATTTCTGCGCAGGGGATAAACGGGAAATTATTCGAAGATACGAGTAAAACCTACCAGCTGTATTATTTTAAAAACGGTTTGTTTTTTTATTGCAACAAGGATAGCAGGCTTGCCTGTTGGAATGAACAGACAGGAGAAGATACTGTTTATGATGAAATCACGTTAAATATACATCCATATCTCTATAATAGAAACTCTTGCTTCGTTTATAAAGACGGTAAAATCATTGTACCTAACAGTAGTGCCATCACTTGCTGGGATTTAGATACACGAACTAAGATATGGACTTTATCAGAACAGTACTATAATTGCAACTTCATCGAATATAAGGACTTCGTATATTTTTACAAAAATGATGGCGTTCTACGACTGATAGATTTTGAAACCGGTCTCACTGAAAAAGAATTCGATCTGAAAGAATTGTCCGGAGCCTCCATTTCAGGTATTCAGAATTTCGGACAATGCGAATACAACGGATTCAATTATTTCCTGTCGTACAGTAATTTGTTTAAAATCGACAGTTCCAACGGCGATATTTCATTTGTCGGGAAAATAGAAGGTTCAGGATATAACATTATCGTCTATTTCAACAGTGCGGCTTATGTTATAAGCCATCAAAAGATTTGTACGATAGAGATGTCAAACATAGAGAACGGAACCCTCACCAAGAAAAACGAAGCGGGATATACCATGAATACTTATGTCAATATTTCCCCAAGCGATTCATTGATGGGCAATTCGATTTATGGTTATAAATATAAACTCACTTTCAACAGCTTGTACTTCAATATTTATGTATATGCAGATATAAATATGGACAAGTATGTCGGTAGGGTGGTAAAGGGAGATTCCGGGTATATTCATATCCCTAACCCGGATTTGGGAAATGGAAAACTTCTGTATCCGAGGTATAAAAAATTCAATTGATATGATACAAGTTAAAATATACGACGAAAGAGTCACTAATATTTATTATGGCGAAACCCTGATAGAAGGATTCACACGAATAGATTCTATCCCATCTCCCGAAGAGATACCCGGAAAAATACCCGTGATGTATTACCGGAACGGGGCGATAGTCTATGAGTATGAACCTATCCCAGAGATACCAATAGAAGAGGAACAGCCTATTCCCGAGATGACATATGAAGAGCAAGTAGTAGCAAAGATTCGGGAAAGATACAGCGTAGACGATGAACTGGCCATACTGCGACAGCGGGACACGAAGCCCGATGAGTTCGAGGCTTATAATACCTATGCGGAATCCTGCAAAGAGGAAGCCAGATTATTAATCGAAAAACAGAAACATTGATATGGGAGGGATAAACGAGGCTACGGAGGTAGCCAGAGGGATAAGCGAACAGGGGTTCTTGGTGACGACCGCAGCATTCTTCTTGGTGTTGTCGGCCATGATGATGGTGGCCTGTTTCAAGTGGTTCAAGTCGATTATCACCAAGAGCATGGAGGATTACGGCGAATCCCTGAAAGAGCTTATCGAAAAGACGAACGACCAGAATAACATGTTGTCCGACATATCGGAAGGGTTGCGCTCGGAAACGCAACTTCGGATAAAGAACATGACAAGTGAATTTTTCAACCTTTCCGCCAGACGGGTTTTGGAAATCATCGAGCAAGTGAGGGCGGAAAACCATATATCCGACAGGAATAGGACGCATGAAAAAATTATCGAGAAGCTCACGACCCAGTACGAGGACAGGAACAGCCGTTTCGATTACTTTACCTATCAGGGAAAGAGGCTGTCTCGCTATGCCAATCCCAAATGGATAGACTGGGTGGCGAAGGTCGTCGAGGACGAGATATATGCTCAAACGGTGAACGATGAAAGATCTAAAACCAATGTATTTTCTGTCTATGACCGTATCAAGCTCGATTTTTATCACCGATTAAATAACGAATAATATGAAGAAAATTTTGGAAAGAATCAAAGGGTTGTTATTGTCTATTCCCCACGACAAGCTGCTGCATTTTATCGCAGGAGGTGTCATCGCCTCTTTCTTCGCCATCGTGATAGGTGCGACGGCGGAATATTGTGTGCTGTTCTCTGCCATAGCGGGCTGTATCAAGGAGGCTGTCGACGAGTGGAGGAAGCCGGGGGCTTGGTCGTATGCCGACTTGCTGGCTACCATACTGGGAGGGCTGGTGATTCAAATCGAGGTTTGGATTGCCTGACGAAAAAAAATGAATTTTTATAACCCGGCGACGGGAAAGCGTTCTTTGACTTCTTGGAATCACCGTTTGATTTATCGTAAAAAAGTATAAGAATTGGTTGCATGTTACGATATTTTTTGTTACTTTGCAACAAGATGATAAGCGATACCTATAAATACGATAGCGTTACGGTTGCAAACTATATCATTGCGTTTGCTAACCAGAATAAGTTTTTCATTAACATGACTAAGCTTCAAAAGTTGTTGTATATAGCTTATGGAGTATATCTTTACGTAAAGAACGAACGCTTGACAAACGAGCACCCTCAGGCTTGGCCGTATGGTCCGGTTTTCCCGACCACTCGAAATAAATTGATAAAAAAGGATTTTTCAGAAATTTCCCTTTCTGATGAAAACCTTGAAAAAATAGCCCGTGATTCCGAAATGGAATCTCTGATGAAACTGGTCTTTGGCAGCTATGGTTCTAAAACTGCCGCCTATCTGACGGAATGGTCTCACAAGCCCGGTTCTCCGTGGGATAGGACCGTTAAGCAGCCTTCATTCAGCTGGGGGGATAGAATCCCGGATAGTTATATCCAAGAGTATTTTAAGACACTAATTTCTCCCAAAGCATGACTAAACAGAAAGATTCTTTTAGCGGCTTGGATTTACGTAGTGAGAATGGTGTCCATATTTCTCCCGACTCAAATTTGGGCGATATAGATGACAAGAATTTATCCGAACAAATACGGGAGCGATATTCACAAGATACACAATTTCGTAAACATTTGGCCAGATGGGTCATGTGGATTATCCCCATATGGTTATTCATAGTAATTGCCATTCTTGTATTTTGCGGGATCGGATTATTTTCATTGGGCCCGGAAATATTGATAGCTCTACTGGCTACGACAACTATCAATGTATTAGGTTTAGCCAATATCGTATTAAAGGGTATTTTCCCGAACCGAAAAAAATAAACATTGTTCACATGGATACAAAAGGTTCATTCCCCTATGTCCAGAACTCGTCCGATACGGATTCTCAACCTCCGATACCGGCTGATTATTCTCCAAAATTCGATGAAAGTTATTTAAATTCTTTAATCGAAAAGGCTTATCCTCGTCTAAAAGATGTCGACCCTGTACAATGGCTCGATGAATTGAGGAGAGAGGATTGATAATGCCTTCGGCCTACGTTTGTCCCATTTTCAATAACGGATAAGCCTAACCCTAAGGCTACTCTCTCATACATTCGTTACAAGCGGTGATTCTAAAAAAGTCACCGCTTTTTTTGTCGCCAAAAATGAAGAAAGACATGAATAAGAATGTACAGGATTTTGTCATCGAGACGATTCAATCGATTGCCTCGAAAATACCGGGAATAAGGATCAGGTATGCCTACGACATACAGACCAACTTCCATATCGTGGAGGTCTCTCCTGAAAGCATAAGAAGAGGCAGTGAAGAATACATGGAAATGGAGTATCTGTTATGGAAAGAATTTCAAGAAAAATTTCCGGAAGAGGATTTGCTCGTATCTGAGCCGGACAGAATTAACAACATGGAAAACTTAATCTTCGAGATATGAAATACTTCACGATGAAAGAACTCACAAAGAGTTCGACGGCAGATAAACTGGGTATAGACAATACCCCGACGACCGAAGTATCGGTTGCGCTGTCGAACCTTGTCACCCATGTTTTAGACCCCTTGCGGGAGATGTACGGGAAGGCGATAACCGTCAATTCGGGCTATCGTTGTCCCAAACTCAATGCCGCCGTGGGTGGTGCGAAAAGCAGCCAGCACATGAGGGGTAATGCGGCGGATATAACGGCAGGGAGCAAGACGGAGAATAAGAAGCTGTTCGAGTTGATTCGGGATAACCTTCCCTTCGACCAGTTGATTGACGAGAGCAATTACAGTTGGGTGCACGTGTCTTATGTGTCGTCATCGAAGAACAGGAAACAAATACTGAGCCTATGAGACATATCGTATTCCTATTATTGTTTTTGGCTATCTTGGCTGCGACGAGTTGTACCAGACATGTGTATGTTCCGGTGGAAACGACAAAGAGCGACACGGTGTATCTGAATCGTGTGCAGCTCGATTCCATATACATGCGGGACAGTGTTTTCATCGAGAAATCGGGAGACACGATACGTGAGTCCCAATACAAGTACATATACAGGTTCAAGGACAGAATCGATACGCTGTATATATCCAAGACGGACAGCATACAAGTACCCTACCCCGTCGAGGTAGTAAAGTACAAGACTCCCCGATGGTGCTGGTGGGCTCTCGGTGGCATTGTCTTGCTGCTTGTCCCTTACATCATGAAATGGATAACAAAATTGAAAGGACTGGGTTTCTTGATATAATTTGATTTACGACTCTTTCGGGGCTTCGGAGTATAAAGAGGAAAGCCTCAATCTCTTGCTGCTCTTCCAAAACTAACAAGAGACAACATCACGGGGAATGTTACGAGGCTTTCACAGCCTTTAAACAGGAACGTGATGTTTTTTATTGTGTCAACAATCTATAATTTAACAAATATTTAAAAAGCAAGAGATATGAAAACCAATGAAATCTTTGAACACGTCTTGCAAATCGTTTGCGAGGAATGTGAGCTGTGTTACGGCGAATTGATTAACGGTGCGAACAAAAATGCGGTCGACGCACGTTGCCTGCTCATCTGTGCGTTGGTATCGCTCGGATTTACGGAAGAAAATATAGCGTCTTACTTGTCTATGACAAGACAAGGAGTGAATAAGTTGAAAAATACGTTATCACACAGGATTTCACAAAGTTACATTCTATTAAAGAACAATCAACTAATTAGCAAACGTATAGCAACTGAAATTCATAGATAGCAACTGTTATGACCGTATGTTTGACACACCGGAAGATGTTCTTTCGGTATAACTAAAAAAATAAAAACATATGGAAGGAATTAACAGAGAAATCGTAGAAAAGAAAGTCTACGAAGAAGGAAAGAAAGAGTATGCCTCTAAGGGTGTAGGTAATGCCGGTTTAGCATTGGGAATCGTCGGTACGGCTCTTGGCGCAGGTGCGCTTTGGGGAAGACGCAACGGGATTTTCGGTGGCGGTTCCATGCCTGAGAACGTAAACATCAACACGACGACAGGTGGCTGGGGAGGTTCAAGTGCTGTCGCTCCCACCGCATTTCAAGCATGGGAAAAAGAATGTGAGGATGCAATTGCTCTCACCAATACCATTTGGGGATTAAAAGTCAACACGCAAGACCAAATGTATGCACATCGTGAAACCGATGTGGCTGAAAAATTCCAGTTGTATAAGTCGCAAATCGACGCAGATTTCGGACTTTACAAGACAAGCCGAGATTTATACGATGTATTGAACGAGCGATATGCCAACAAATTCAATGAACTAGACAAGAAGGTAGCTGTTTTGGAAGCCACCCGTCCGTATCAAGACAGATTGATTCAGTGCGAAATTGATCGTGCCTTCACAGCCTCCATCAATTACACGGATCGCAAGACTTGCCGAGCTATCTATGGCGTTGTAGGTCTTCCTTCTACTCCTACCGTAACTGTTTTGGAGGGTGCAAACCCTTTCGGTTGCAACTGCAAAAGAACAGCGTCGGAAACTCCGACGGCATAAAGGCCGAAAAGAAACGCAAGAAAAAGCGTTAGTGGTAGAGCCCCTTCGGGGGCGATACCACTTTCATTACCGATTACTAACCACTAACACGAATAATTATGAATTTTACAGACCCTTTATTAAACGACAGGAACTTTTCTATCCCCGAATTGGAGAGAGAACAGGAAGCCATGCAACAAAAAATTGCTGAAATGAAAAGAAACTATCGGCAATCTGCGCAAACGACTTCTTCTCCCGTGTGGGACGAAATAGACAGGATTATGGACTCCTTGACTGAAAAGGAGTTTAGGTTTATGCAAGAGAATGAAGAATTTCAGCAAAGCAGCATGGAAATTCAGAGTATTCTCAACCGGGAGTATATGCGGATTATGAGACCGATAGTCGAAGGGACAAAGGACGGGAAAGATGCGTTGGACAAACACCTTACCCTCACCAAACGATTGAAGAAAACTGTTAAGGACGAAGCGGATAAAAAGGACGCCTTGATGAACGAATATATTACTCAGTACAGCGACATGAGCTGGAATGAATTTATGGATATGAAACAAAGAAAAACATCGTCTAAATCTAAGAAATAATGGAACTGAAAGAAAAACTGGAAGCTGTAAAAACAAAGTTTAATAAGGCTGCTCATACATGGATAGATGATAGGATCGATGATTTTACACGAAATAATCCCCAATTAAAAACTGTATCCACATACCTCAAACGTGGAGCAAAAAATTATTTGTTGAAAGAAGACAAAAAGATTAACGAACTTATCGATGGATTATCTTTATTTATTTGCGACGAAAATGGGAACATAGATGTTAATATGCTATTCGATGATTTCATTGAAATGTTCAATTCTATGGAAGAAAGAGAATTTAATCTGGGTATTCTTAAAGGTAATCTTGGCTCCGGGGCTATGAAAATAGAAATACCAAATAATCTCCTGACTAATTTGGTATTTGGAAATATGGGGTATATTCGTATTACATCGGGAGACTTAGTTGAGCTTAAAGAATTATTTATAACGGAATGAAAGCGTTATAAGCAGAAAATTTCAAAGGAATATTAGGAAATGCAAATGATGAACAGGGAAATGCCGGGGTGAGAAGCTCCGGCATTCGTGTTTAATTCCATGTCAATCATTTTTGCGGAAAATCTTCCACATCATTCGTTTTGTTAAATATTGATAAATCATAAAACATTTATACTATAATATTTTGTATATACAATAAAATGTAGTATCTTTACCATGTAATCAAAAACAAACAGTAACCAATTAAAAAAAACGATATGAAAACTCAAATTAAGTACTTAATCAGTGGTCGTAAAGATGTGATAATCGACGAAACGAATGCCAAGTATGACAATGCCAATAAATCTACCTCTCATAACGGGTTTGCAGGAACAAACAAAGAAGAACGCACAGAAATAGCACGGCGTGTGATAGAAGAAAATCCTGACGGGCTGAATATTGAGATTAAAGGTGTTTTATTGTCGTTAAATCGTATATCTTCTGAATCTGGCAAAACAGTCTGGTTTGAAAACGAAATTACGGAGGACGAATACAAGCGAATATTGGGTTACGATTATCCGTCTACCCAATCACAATGGTCGGCAACATTTCTAATAAACAACGATATGACGGTTGAAATTCAATTAGCAAAAAGGAAAAACGACAATAGCACATGGAAGTATAACCGTAATTTCAATATCGGAGAAGAATTTGTAACCATTCTATAAAATTATGAAGAGAGAGTTTCCACTATTCATTGTAGACCATAACCGGGCGCACAAGTTCGGAGAAGTCGACTTCATATACTGTTCGGACATAGACAATGGATTTATCGCCAAAGTCGAGTATATGGACGGTATTGTTGAGGAAGTAGGAGAGGATTACCGCATAGAGCCCGGATTGTCAGGGTCGAATCTCTCCGCAAAGATCAGCATTAAGCGTATTACCGGTAAAAATCCTGATAAGACTAAAATACGAGGCCTTTTAAAACAGTCTATGAAGTATTATACATCGCTATCGACATTCTCGGCAGACATCGGCAATATTACGGTTCGGCAAATGGTGTTGTTCATTGATACGCTGATTTTAGACGGTCGTAAGAATGCAATTGCTGCCGGTAGTGATTATAATTATAGGAATACGGTATTAACATCTATCGCATTTTTAGAGGCGATAAAGAAGGAATTAATAGGAGTATGACAATAGAAGAGTTATCGAAACAAGTGCGTAAGATTCGCGAAGAAAAGGGACTGTCCCAATATAATATCTGGAAACAGGGTATGAACTTTGGAACAGTCATTGCCATTGAAAGTGGGAAGAATGTCAACTTGAACAACTTCCTTAAATATTGTGAGATCGTAGGAATTGATGTAACTTTGGAAGAGAAAGAGTAAATAGGATTATAATATCTTGTGCAAATATTGTGCATATTTAAAATGTTAAAAGCGTAACACTGTATTATACAAAATGTTACGCTTTTCATTTGCGGAAGGAGGGGGATTCGAACCCCCGGTACCCATTCGAGTACGTCAGTTTAGCAAACTGGTGGTTTCAGCCACTCACCCATCCTTCCAAAGGACGATTTGTCGTTGACGTCATTTTTTCAAATGCAGCGCAAAGATAAGCGGAATATTTGAAACAGCAAACTTTTTCGCATTATTTTATTTCGGGAATAATCGTTACTTTTGTTCCGTCAAGGTGCTTTTGCGCTGTGTATAATCGGATTATTATGTCGAATGTGAATAAAGGTATAAAGATATTTGCTTGGATAACAGGAGGGCTTATTTTGATTCTCGCATGTTTGTTTATTCCGGTAATGAAGAGTTATTTGTATGATCCTGTTATAACCGAACAAACAGTGTGCTATGTTTATCCGAAGTGGAATGATGTTCAGCTCGATAGTGCTTTGCATTCGGTGATTCCAGATGAGAAATCGATCCCGAGAGTAAAACGTTTGCTGTCGTTTTATAAATTCGATCCTAATGTTCGTGTAGGGGCTTATCGGCTTCATGCCGGTATGACAGCTCGGCAAATGGCTTTGAAATTGTCGAGGGGAAGCCAATCTCCCATACGAGTTACATTTAATAACGTACGCACTCTCGAACAATTGGCCGAAAGGGTATCGGAGCAGTTGTTTTTTTCGAAAGAGGAGTTGTTGGCTTTGCTGTACAACGATAGTGTTTGTGCGGATTTAGGTTTTACGAAAGCGACTCTCCCGGCTTTGTTTTTACCGGATACTTATGAGTTTTACTGGACTGTGACTCCCGAATCTTTTTTACAGAAGATGAAGCGGGAGTATCGCATTTATTGGGAAGGAAAGCGGGAGCAACAGGCAAAGCGGTGGGGATTGACTCCTGTGGAGGTAGCGACTCTGGCTTCGATCGTAGAGGAAGAGACTAACAAACGTGATGAAATGGGAAAGGTTGCGGGTCTTTATATGAACCGATTGCGTAAAGGCATGCCTTTGCAGGCAGACCCTACGGTAAAATTTGCCCACGGGGATTTTTCGCTGAAACGCATATTGAATGTTCATTTGACCATAGAATCGCCATATAATACTTATCGGGTTACGGGATTGCCTCCCGGCCCTATACGGATTCCTTCGAAGCAGGTTATCGATGCCGTGCTGACACATACACCGAACGGGTATTTTTATATGTGCGCCAAAGAGGATTTTTCGGGCTATCATAATTTTGCCGTGACTTTGGCAGAGCATCAACGAAATGCAATTCGATACCAGCAAGCATTGAACAGACTCGGAATACGTTGATGAGGGGATATAAATAGTAAAGCCTCGTCTCACGACGGGGCTTTACTACTTGAAATATATCAAAAACAAGAAAGAGGATAATGTTTATTACAGGAATAAACAAAGGATAATATAATACCAATGAAACACACAAAAAACAAGAATATTATCGTATAAATTAACTCTTCCAGACCGGAGATTTTGGCTTGACGGAAGCGAAGCGTCGCTTCTTTTTCCCTAAGGAGAGCCGTTTCTTTCCCGGTTTCGATAATAAAACACACTTGTATTGCAAAAAGTTTTTATCCGGAGCGATTTTGGTATATTTTAACAATTCGATATTTCTTCTACGGGAGGAGGCATAGGGGGATCGGTATCATCGTCTATCCAAATGGCCAATGTGAGCCAATATAACAGTAGTGCGATAGCTATGCCTACACCTATCGCAGTCCAGATTTTTTGTCGTTTTTTCTCCATACTATATTAGTTATTCGAAAGAATAACATCGGTCGGGAGATAAAAGTTCTTTTCAGAAAGGTATATCGTTATTGGACGAACCGGGGGGATTCAGGAAATCGGGGTTCCCAGACAGTGGCGCTGCCGATGGTGTGTTCGTGTCGGGAGTATTGAACTTCGAGGTTACCGGTGCACTGAAATCGGTCAGTCGGGTGTCTTCGTCGTAATTTTGGAATCGAGCCAGATAAGAGACGAATTTCATATTCACGGTATCGGTCGCACCGCTACGGTGTTTGGCTATGATAAATTCTGCCAAGCCTTCGATGCTGTTTCCATTGGCATCTTCCTTAGACCGAGTATAATATTCGGGACGGTGTATAAAGCAAACCATATCGGCATCTTGCTCGATAGCTCCCGATTCACGCAAGTCGGAAAGTTGCGGGCGTTTCCCTTCTTTACCGTCTTTGTCGTTACCCCGGGATTCCACACTACGATTTAACTGGGACAGGGCGATAATAGGTATTTGAAGCTCTTTTGCCAATTGTTTGAGCGAACGGGATATGGTGCTGACTTCTTGTTCTCGGCTCCCGAAGGACATACCGCTAGCGTTCATCAGTTGCAAGTAGTCTATGATGATGATTTTGATTCCGTGCTCGCGAACCAATCGGCGTGCTTTTGTCCTAAGTTCAAAAACGGAAAGGCTGGGGGTATCGTCTATATATATAGGAGCGTTCCTCAGTATTTCGATACGAGACATGAGCCGTTCCCATTCGAACGGGGCCAACTGTCCGCTTTTGATTTTATCGCCGGGGATTTCGCAAGTGTTGATGATGAGACGATTGACAAGCTGGACATTGGACATTTCGAGCGAGAAGATAGCCACCGGCGTGTTATAGCTGACAGCCATGTTCTTTGCCATAGAAAGGACGAATGCCGTTTTTCCCATAGCGGGACGGGCGGCGATAATGATGAGGTCGGAATTTTGCCAACCGGAAGTAATTTTGTCGATGTCGTGAAACCCGGTTTGCAGTCCGCTCAATCCGTCACTTCGATTGGCTGCTATTTGAATTTGTCTGATAGCTTCGCTCAGTACCGGGTCTATTTGAGTAACGTCTTTTTTCAGGTTACGTTGGGAAATTTCAAAGAGTTTCCCCTCGGCTTCCTGCATAAGGTCATCTACGTCGTTGGTCTCGTCAAAGGCCTTGTTGAGTATTTCGCTGGAAAATTCGATTAATTCCCGAGCCAAATATTTTTGGGCTACGATGCGGGCATGGTATTCGATGTGCGCCGCCGATGCTACACGTCCGGTAAGTTCGGAAATACGGAGGGCTCCGCCGACTTCATCGAGCTTTCCGTCGAGTCGCAGTTGCTCGGTGACGGTGAGCATGTCGATGGGGCGTTGTTGTGCTCCCAACCGGGATATTGCACTATAAATAAGTTGGTTGGTCGGCTCATAGAAACACTCTGGCTTTAAGATGTCGCAAACGGTGGTATAGGCATCTTTTTCGAGCATGAGAGCCCCCAACACGGCTTCTTCGAGCTCTTTGTCCTGAGGTTGTAGCTTGCCTTGTTCCGAAACTTTCGGAGCGTAGGCTTTTTTCTGGCGAGTGTAATTTCTTCGAGTTTCCAT